TAAAGGAAATCGATGCCATTGGCGCATTACCGTGCAGCCCTAAAACGGTTTATCCCCATATTCTTTTGGCGTTTGCGGAAAAAGTACAGACCGCATTGAAATACCAGTACACGTTAGAAGAACTGAAAAATGACAGCGCCTGGGTTCATGATCTCAGTGACGACGGGGAGCTTCCTTTCAATGATTCAAAACGGGACTGGGATATTATCGGGTTAAAAAATATTCAATCATCGATTAAAAATAGTATCAACCTATAAGGCACCGTATGGACTTCTTAACGTCGGTTGTGCCTCCGGAGGGTGAAACAGTTCTTGTCACCATTAAAAAAAACCCCCGGACAGCGACAGGTAAAGAAGTTCGTAACTACTGGGTCAATATCCGAAATGGTAATGCTGCCCGATTTATTCAGCAGCATGAGTCAGGAGAGACGGACTTATACTTTGCCATGTCTTCCTTTAACACAAAAGGGACGGAATATGCTGGGCGTCGGGATGATCAGGTACAGGACGTTAAATCCCTATGGCTCGATATTGATGCTGGGAAAGAAAAGTTTGAGAAACACCCAAAGTGGGCCTATCCCAGCTTTGAAATGGCCCATACAGCATTTTCCCAATGGCTGGTTGACGCAGATATGTGGCAACCGAACTACGTTATTGCCAGTGGTGAAGGATTACATATCTATTGGGTGTTGGATAAACCCGTATCACCGGAACAATGGCGGGTGCTTCATGGGGGTTTAGGACAGCTCGTCCGTACCCACGGTTTAAAAATGGATGCGGGGGCCAGTATGCGGATCAGCGGTATTTTACGCGTTCCGGGCACCCTGCATACCAAAAGTGGGAATACTGTTCGTATTATCGCCTCAGAGCCACAACCGTATTCGCTTGCCGAAATGCAGGAAGTTTTGCCCTATGTTCCTCTGCAATCGGGTGAGTTGGGCGCAGTTCCCGATTTTCTTCAAGATGAGATAGGTTTTCAGGAGGCTATTTGGGGCGTCCAAAAAAAGTCATTTTCGTTTGCTCAGATTATGGCTCGCTGTGATATCGGCAGTGAAAAACCGAAACCGGGCGGCTGTGACCAGCTCGCCTTGTGTTATGAACAACAAAGTACCACCGACGAACCAACATGGCGCGGGGCGTTATCTATTGCGGTAAATTGTTTTGATGGGGAAGAATGGATACATAAAATTTCCGACCAATATCCGACTTACTCCTTCACCGAGACGGAATTTAAAGCACAATCCGTGATAGATAAACCTTACACCTGTGACATGTTCAGCCGTCTTAATCCCGATGTGTGCGGTGGTTGTCCTCACTGGGGTAAAATTCGTTCCCCCATTGTATTGGGTAAGATAGTCGAAGAAGCCTCCGAAGAAGAATTAAAGGCCATTATTAACCATATCCCACAAGCACGCCCGGTCACGATACACGAAGGGCAACTTCCCTCAATTACTTTACTGAGCAGACAAGTCGCGGAGATAACCGAGCAACCGTTACCCTTTCATCGTGATTATAAAATTGCGTCAAGCGAGATGGGATCGGGGATCTGGAAACGGGCAAAAGGCACAGAGGAAAAAGAAACATTAATCTATAAATACCCGCTTTTGTTTCTTAACCGGGTCTATTCACCACAAAACGGCGAGTCATTTGTGATGCAGGTTTCCATGCCACACGATCCGGCACGGGTCTTTGAATTACCCGTATCAGAATTACCCAAAGACTATAGTTTACAGGGCTTATTAAGTAAACATGGGGTCACCGTCACTTCAAAAGGACAGTGGGAAAATCTTATGACCTTTTTACGTCGAACCGCAGAGCAGGCAGCCGATATCCGCGCGGCGGATAAGCAGCACCAACATTATGGCTGGACAGACGATATGTCTGCGTTTTTGTTGGGCAATACCGAGTTTCGTGGGGATGGTTCGGTACGCCCAATGATACTGGCGAATAATGGGGGCAGTATGGATAAAGCCTTTCGCATGAGTGAGGATGCGTCAGTCGCCGGTTTTCGTAAAGCGATGGATTTAATTAATGTGCCGGATATGGAGCTGACACAATTTTTAATGGGTGTCAGTTTTGCCGCTCCCTTATTTAAACTCATGGGCGTTCAGGGATGCCTTGTCCATAGTTATGCAACGCGATCTGGTGTCGGAAAAACAACGTCCGCACGTCTGGCGATATCGATTTGGGGTCGTCCCCAAGTCGATGGCGGCAGTGGCATTGAAGGTCTGACACGTGATACCGCAGTTGCCCTGTATCGACGACTCGGCGAATTAAACGCCATCGCCATGTGCATTGACGAAATCACGGAACGTAAGGGCAAAGAACTCACGGATTTTGTCTATTCCATCACACAAGGACGCGACAAGGACAGAGGGTTACCGAATACGAATCGTTTGCAGGAGAATAATGGTTCCTGGACAATGGCGGTTTTATCAACAGGAAACTTATCACTGACACAACAACTGGTAAACATGAACGCACTGTCTGAGGCGCTTAACGCGCGTGTCATTGAACTGGACATGAGCAATCTACCAAGCCTGTGGGGACGCAACAACGAGAACAAAGAATTCGTTGAACAAACGTTTATGTTAGCCCGTACCCTTCATGCAGGGGCCGCAGGGCGATTCTGGTTACGAAACCTCATGCGGAATATGGATTTGGTGAAAAAACTCTGTGAGGACGTAAGTCGGGAATGTCAGGAGTTCTTTGATTTTACACAAAAAGAACGTTACTGGACATGGACAGTCTCACTGGGGATCGCCGGATTAATTATCGGTAAAGAGCTGGGTATATGGGATTTTGATGTAGGGCGGGTGATGACCGCAGTCAAAGCCCAGTTAGAGCGGATACGAGTCAACGTCGAGCAAGATAAAATTACACCGGCAAGTATCTTTGAGCACTTTATTTCGGCCACCTTTGAGAACCGGCTGGAAATCCGGGCAGCAAACACCCCGATCCTGTCGAACCAGCTCCCCTCGAAAGAACTCGGTTTACGTCAGGAAAATTACAGCCATAAATTATTTATTAATAAAGGTTTCGCACGGCGTTGGTGTGAAAGTAATAACTATCCTTTTGACCTGTTTAAAGAGCACATGAAGATACTGCGTGCACGTGATACCCGTAAACACATGCTGGAAGGCGTTACCAGTATTCCGTCAAAATCAAAAAGGCCCAATGTTTGGGAACTTGATCTGAGAGGAGAAACCCATGACTAAACCCTCGACACGAAAAAAATCGGTGATCCCGTCTGCCGATACCTTGCAGGAGATCCCCATTGAGCCGAAACAAAGCAAAGCGCCCCGGAATAAACAACCGTATGTTTCACCGGATACGTTGCAGAAGTCCGCACAATTAGAAACACAGGCAGCTCTCTTACGTTCTGCCACGGAAGACGTTGCGGTTGCGGTAAACCATCCGGCACCACCCGTACCAGAAGCATTGATAAAACCGTCGGTGACAGCGGCACCCATCGTTCAATCTGAACCCGCGTTTGATACCCAGCTTATGTCACAACTCGTGGCGGCGTTAGCGCAACAGCAGCCATTAAAGACACCGCGTCTTGTGACCTCTGGCGTCGTGAACTATATGCACGTACTGAAAGATATTGATGCAGTTGAGTTTGATCAAAAACTGGATGATCTCCATGCCATGTTACAGGCTCGTGCGAGTGCCCGGAGTGAAAATGCCAAACGCCTGCAAAATATGACACTGGCTATGCATATTTATCAGGAATTTACGGAACTCTGGCCCCGTTAGTACGGATACCTTCATGCCACTTCTGACCACCAATGCTGAGGAGTGGCCCATTAAAAAGGAAAAATCACGATGAGTGTTGTGCTCTACGATGCCCAAGAAAATTGTTTGTATGCGGATTCCATTTGTGTCGATAACTATCATCGCATGACGGTTCAAAAAGTGTTTACTTACCACCTGGATCGTACAAATGATGATGAACGCGGATTAGCGGGTTTTGTTGGTGACCCCTCAATAGGTTATGCGCTTATTCATGCCTATCGGTGCGGCGGGATGAATTTCTGCGAACAAACCCGCACAGAATTGCTGACGCATTTCCGAGATTCTGAGGAAGGGGATACCGGAAATATATTGATTATCCCTGAAAAACAGCCGTATATGTGGGTAACGTCGGGACTTTCTGCCCCCTTTTTCCCCGTACCAAAACAACGGATAGTGATTGGTGATCCACAAATAACCTCACGGGTATACAGCAATCTTGATCATGGTATGTTGCCAAAAGAGGCCATAGAAGATGCCTGTTGTGTCAGTAAAAAATTTGATGCGGTGCATTTGGTTTCAGAGCCGGTTATCCATATTTCGATCTCATCACCGAATACAGAAATGCTTATCAATTTAAATGATGTTGTTAGATAAATATGCTTTTTATATAAATAAAACAGCGTTAAAAACAATTGATTTCACTAAACAAAAGATAAATATTCTGAATCATTTCCTTTCTAATCCTCTGAACACACTATAGTTAGCATAGACACCTTACTTGTTGCCAGATAAAAAAGGATAATATTTTGAAATATAAAATTATTATGACTCGTTCTCTTAGTACACTTGTTCTTATTTTTGTCAGTATGGCAACTTATGTGAGCGTATCCTATGCAGAAACATTCAATAAGGCACAAACAATTCAGAAAGCATTGAAAGAAACGCAAGAGAAAGTTATGGAACTCAATACGAATCTACCAAAAAGGATTAATGAATATGTGATACTGGAAAAAGTGGAAGCAGATAATATAGGACTGGTTTATATCTTAACAGTATTAATGCCTATCACGAAAGAAATAAAAAATGAAATTAATGCCGCTATGCTTAGTACGATTAAGTCCTCCTGGTGCAAAGAAAGCTGGTTTAATAATTCGCTTTATTCACCAATGATTTCTTTTTTTTACAAGGGGTCTGGGAACACACAAGCCATCGTTATGGTGAACAAATATGATTGTAAATAAGCTATTCCGTTCCTAAACTGAAGGTAGAGTACATGAACGACGAATTTTTCGAATTATTAGGTTTTTTGGTTATGGGACTGGCTTTATTGGGGTGGCTAACCTCGATAATATCAGATGCTTATCATAAACTAATTTGGTGGGTTATCGTTGATATTACTACGTTTCCTTTGGGGGTACTGAGAGGGTTCGGAGTGTGGTTTGGTTTTATTTGAGTAAAAGTCTTCTGATAGGATGATCCCCCCTCCCTGCTAAGCCATGAGCGAAGCGAACCTTCTGCACGGAACGCGTTCGTACTCGACAGCATAATGTCTTTGATGAGATTTAGTCGCGTTGGTTTTAAAATTGATGCGTTGTACACTCAACAATATGAAATATATTATTTATTTTAACGTTATGGAACTTTTGGATGCATCGGGCGAAATACCCCTTAATCAAAATTTTCAAAATAAAAAATAATACACTGGCAAGTCTATTTCAATTTTGACTTATATGTTAAGTTAACCACCTCTTATTAAATCATTAAAATAACTAGGATGGTGATTTTATGTCATATATGATTTATCTATCGTTAAACGGTAAAAAACAAGGTCTGATATCTTCTGGATGCTCAACTCTCGATTCCATCGGAAATCGATATCAAAAAGGACATGAGGATCAAATACAGGTACTTAGCCTAAATCATACTATTACACGAGAACAAAATGTCAGCCATCAACCTATACAGTTTATTAAACCCGTAGATAAGTCATCACCACTATTGGCAATGGCTATAGACTCCAACGAATCGCTAGACGGTAAATTTATTTTTTACAGAACTTCTCAGTCTGGGCAATTAGAGTTGTTTTATGAGATTAAAATAACTGACGCTACTATCACTGATGTTTCTTGTGTATACCCTCACTCTATCAATAACTTCGATGCCATCCCACATGAAAGGGTTTTCCTAAATTACAAATCCATCGCATGGAATCATATAACCGCTGGTACATCAGCATATAGCATATGGGAAGATAGAAATTATTAATAGAGTAAGCATAGCATTTTGCTATGCTTATTTACATAACGATATGTTTTTCACATACTTATTAGTTTCCATCCATGATGTTTTATCACATAAGAAATAATTTTCACTTTTCAATTTAAATTCAACATAAAAAGAAAAAACCAAAGTAAAAACAAAACCAATTACAACCATAAAGGTAAATAATCCGCCCAATTTATTACTCGAATTAACCTTTTTTTTATTAATTAACGCTATATTTTTTTTACTTAAAATAGACTTAAAAAGAAGTAAAGATATATACATACATAGTGGACTAAACCAAATAAACCAAGCGCTTCTTATTGAGAATGTAATAATATCACTTCCAGTTAAAAGACCTACATAATCAATTATAGAGGCTAAAGCCCCCAATATAGATGCACCCATAAATATGAGTGCCGAAACAGAAATCTTCACTTTCGAAGGAGAATTTATATTATCCACGTAGAGATCTCCCCCACATATTGAAAAATTGATCGGGATGATAAGGTGTAGGAGGCTTCGCTGTTCTTTTTTCTTTCAATTTTTTAATTATAGATTCACTGATTTTTAATTCATTATCTAACTCCATTAATCCCCAAACGACAATAGCTCCAACTACAAAAACACCAAACGCTATAGCAGTAGCACTCAAAGCTGTGGTAATAACGAGCGAAGTTGCTCCTGTAATTGCCAACCTAGCTATTGTGGTTCCTATAATCAACTTTGCCATATCCATTGATAAATTAACAAAAAAATCTGTTAATTCATATTCATCCTTAAGTAATAGTTCTACTGCTCTATATGCAGCGGAGAATACAATACAAAATTTAACACCTGAAACAAGACTACTTTCCATAGCGACAGAACCTACACCAACCTCCATTATTTTTTTATTTTTTATAAGATATCTTGTTGAATTTAAATATTTTCTTACCCCAGGAGTGTCTGTTAATTTTATATACCTCACTCCATTTTTTCCTAAATATTCTATAGCCTTTACGCCTTTACCTTTTAATTCATTTACTATATGAGTCATTATACCAATATCTATAGGTTTAAAATTTGATGCTACTTTTAAAACTCCTGGAATATCTCTAATGTTCCCTGCAAAATTTGAAAGGACATCAGTGGTTGGATAAACATTATCCCGAATAGATTTCATATTACCTTCTAACTCTTTCAAAAAAAGTATAGCTTCATCTTGATCTAATATAGCGTGGTAATCTATGTTTTCATTTAATTGTTTTTTTAGGTCTTTATAATTAATGTGATCCATTTGCTTTTTAAAATTCGCTTCATAGTTGAAATCATCTTCAACCCATGTTCTTAATCTTGGATCATATTTCATTTTATAACTCCTTTTTATTATTTATATCATTTTAATTACATTTATATTTTATCGGATTCAGATATTTTTTCTTTAGTTTTTCTGCATTATTGAGAACTTTATCCATTTTACTTTCCAGTGCCTTTAGAGTTATTTTATGAAGTTAAAATAACCGATGATACTATCACTGATGTTTCTTATGTATATCCTCACTCTATCAATAACTTCGATGCCATCCCACATGAAAGGTAAATTACAAAGCCATCGCATGGAATCATATAACAGCAGGCACATCAGCCTATAGCATATGGGAAGATAGAGTATTGTAAAAATATAAACTAAGCATATATTACATATGCTTAGTTACATTCATCCATATTCTTGACATATTTATTAGGTGCAATTAAAGATGTTCTGCTACATTTAACGTATCCAGATTTCTTTAATTTATGATCAACATATATAGATACAGGAAAACTAGATACAAAAGATAAAGCAAAAATAAGTATGCAAAAATTCAAAAACAAACCACTAAAAGGAGATGGTTTATTAACTAATAGATTTTTTATTGCTGATATAAACATATAATAGACTATTGGTAGCCCGAAACATGCAAAAAAAACCCTCCAAGAAAAATATATTTTACTATTCATTTTAATTAATGATAAAAAATCAACCCAAGAAAAATATAAATATAGTGTTGTGATAAACAAGAAAAAAACTGACATCACAATACAGAAAATTCTATTAAATATACTTATGTGGATTTTTTTATCTTTATTATTCATATCTTACCTTTAATTCCTTTTTATTATTTTAATTACATTTATATTTTATCGGATTTAGCTATTTTTTCTTTAGTTTTTCTGCATTATTGAGAACTTTATCCATTATACTTTCTAGTGCCTTTAAACAAATTCCACGATAAACAGTGTATAGCGCGGGAGTACACTCTATAGCTATAGCAAGTCCTGTTCAAAAAACAGGCTTAATGTACAATAATTTTCGATATCCAAACTGACCTTATAGTCAATATCAATAGTTAGTCTAACCAAATTGACCAGACCAATGAAAGTAGTATACTTAAAAGTGTGAATTCATAAGAGAGGTCATTCTATGGAAAAGATTAATATATATGATGCGAAAACTAACTTGTCCAGAATTGTTCAGGAAGTCGCTCGCACGGGTGAACCCGTGATGATTGCCAAGAATGGTCATACCCTGGTTAAAATCATTGCATACAGAGAAGATAAACCGAAGCGTAAACTGGGATTCCTCAAAGGTAAAGGTATCATTCCCGCCAATTTTGACGATATGAATGCCCCCGAACTTGTTGATATGTTTGAAGGAAAAGACTCTTAATGGATTTGCTGTTAGATACCAATATTTTGCTGTTTATGGTATATGAACCGGAAAAATTGCAAAGCGATATTGTTGATATTCTTGAAGATACAGACAAAACGCTTTGCTTTAGTGCGGCGTCTATATGGGAAGTCGTCATTAAAAGCAATCTGAACAAAGCTGATTTTTCCGTCGATCCCGAACAGTTCCGGGACGGACTGTTTGAGGCTGGTTTGATTGAAATTCCTATAAAAAGCGCGCATGTGCTTGTTGTGAACGATTTACCTGAAAAACTACATAAAGACCCGTTTGATCGGTTAATTGTCGCCCAGGCTAAGTATATCAAAATTCCACTGATCACAAGTGATAGAAAGCTGATAGATCTTGTTAGTGATTACATAACCGTGATCCCTAACAAATAGTCAAAATGGGGTTCGCTTGGAAAACGGAAAATATCCCACGCTAAATGATTTAATTCTGCACAGTGAACTTTCCGAGGGAAAGGGCGAAAATCCCCTTTATAGAAGTAATAAATAGCTTAAAAAAAATAGATGCCTGAATATATTGCACACATACTCCCAATCATTGAGAATGGTTGAATCCGTATGACTCCAGTAAGGAAAATCCCAACGCTACCAACCAACACCGCTGAGCTTTTTCTATCAAAATGTCCAAAATGTCCAAAATGTCCAAAATGTCCAAAATGTCCAAAATGTCCAAAATGTCCAAAGTGGCCAATCGCTAATCCAATTAAAAAGTAAGGTAAGTATCCGGAAATAAAAAATAACACGGCAGAAATTAATCCAAATTTGAAATCATCCATTAAATTATTACTCTTTGACATTATTTATCTACCTCCAGTGATCACTATGATGACATCGCGTTGAGAAAATCTTTCTATTATAAAATAGCGTATAAATTTAAACGAAAAATAAATTATTTAACAATAAGTTATGAAATATCATTGGGCGCAATATCCAGCCCCCTCCCTGCTAAGCCGTGAGCGGAGCGAACTTTTCTGCACGGAACATGCTTGTACTCGATAGCATAGTGTCTTTGATGAGATCTGACCGCGCGGGTTTTGAGATTGAAGTGCTGTAAGGTTTTATTGTCTTCTGATTTTTTCTGAGCGGCGCGGCGTTAGCCGCTGCAAGCGAAGTCCTTTCTTTTTTATTGATGTTTTCCTGAATTTCTATTGTCACTGTTTTTCCTTTGAACAAAGTGAAAAGGACTAGCATATAGCGTTGGGGCCTTTCTTAGAGGCCCAACGCAATGCCATCCCTTTTTTTAAAAGGCTTTTTGTTCAGAAATAAGTTTCGAAATTAACTGTATTTACGGATAACTATTCGAAATTAAATGGTGCTTTATTATCCAATCCGCACGTTTTAAGGCAGGAACTCCTTTTTTAGCAGAAAAAATGACATAACCAATGGGAACGCGCCTATGTAAAACGAACAAAAAATGCGCTAATTCCAGGGTGAGAGCAACAGGAAAACCGCGCATGGGCACGGTTTCATTTGATAAAGCGATGACGCCAATCAGGTTACGTGACTACGACCCCTTCCTGCTCCAGCAAGAGTCGGTAAAACTGTTCTGAGTTTTCCGTGATATGGGGGTGCTGGGCTTTTACTTTAGTCCGAGCAAGGTAACTCGCCACGGTTGTTGTTGTGCGTTCCCACTGGACAAATAAGTCCCAGTAAGGCCGCGTGGATTTCTTTTTCCCGCGCAGGCGTGATACAGCCTGCTGCGTCTTCTCCAGTTCCGCTTCCAGATTTTCTGCACCCTGCTTATCCAGCACGTCAATCTGGTCTTTGATATCGTTAATCGCTTTCTCTTTTTGTTCCTGTAAATCAGGTGCGACAACGGAACGTTTGATATTCTTCAACAGTTTACGCAGGCCATGTTTATTCTGGATATCAATGCCCATCCTTTCCATGCGTAACAAATGGCGCTGATATTTCTTATCCAGATTTTCTAACTGACCACTCTTAATCGCCCAATTTTGAAAGTCGATCAGGCTTTGCCGGATTTCCTGATGCGGAATCCCTTTGGAGATAAAAAAGTCCGGTGTCAGCCAAATACGTACCGGTTTATTCTGCCCCGTGTCACTGTCTTTATCTCTGTGCACCACCAGATGTTTCATTTGCTCAAAGACGGATAAGGCATGTAACGCCGTATCATAGGCTTTACGCCCATTCTCGTATTGATGCAGCACCCCCATTGCTTTCGCAATAAATTCAAAAGGCACCATCACTTCAAACAGATAATCATGGCTGGGGAAAAAATCCGCATGAGCCACCAATGCCAGCGCGAGTGATGTCATGGCCTCACGGCTTTCAGACCGGGCACGCACACGCATTGGCTTGCGCGTAAAATGGGTATTATTACGCTCTGAATAGGGAACATAGCCCTGTTGACGCAGGGCAATTAAATCCCTGTCGAGCCACCAGTTGTGAACTTTCAGGGTACGCGAAAGACGCGCAGGCGTCCCTCTCGGAACCGGAATATCCTGATTCGGTGTATTGCGCCGATGGATTTTAGACTGCCCTTTTCGCAGGGCATTGGACTCGCCACGCCGGGTACGAACAAGGTTATCAGAAGCTGATGGGGTGTGTTGAACTTTATACACAACCCCTGCACTTATGGCGGGGATCAAAAAGTTGCAATAGAAGTCTCATCGTTCTATACTCCTAAGCAGAAACCAAATGATTTCTGCTCCATGATACCCCGTAACTCTGAAACCGTCCGCCAAGATAAGTCCAGATTATGGGGTTTCTGCTTTTTATCAGTCAGATAATTTCACACACTACTGACTGGGTTTAGTCACCTTTCGGCGTGACTGACCAGAAATTTTGATTCAAAACCATACATTAACTGCCATTAACTTTAGCACTCTAACGCATAAGGATCAATTTATCCTCATCAGGCGTGCCCATTTTATACACTTTGTGACTGCTCTGCGCCATCACGGGTTTTAAACTCTCTCAGTACCCGATAGATAGTAGCAACCCCGAAGTCAAATTCCTTTGCGATTTCACTGATTGTCGCTCCAGCCTGACGGCGTGCATAAATGTCGTTTCGTATAGTATCATTTAATTTTGCGGGACGCCCAAATTTAACCCCGTTTTCTTGCGCTTTGGCTATCCCTTCAGCCTGACGTTCGCTGCGTAAATCATTTTCGAATTCGGCAATAGACGCTAACATATTGAACATCAAACGCCCTGTCGAAGTTCGGGTATCAATATTCTGATCCAGCACAACGAGATTAATATCTTCTTGTTGAAAGCGAGTAGCAATTTGTGACAGGTGCGTCACAGAACGGGCGAGACGGTCTAGTTTAGTCACAATCAACGTATCCCCCTCACGTAAATAATTCATACATGCGTGGAACTGTGGACGCTGTGCGGTACGACCACTACGTTTCTCCTGATAAATTCGTTTGCAGTCAGCCTGCCTTAATTTATCAAGTTGTATATCTAAACTTTGACCTGTTGAACTGACTCGTGCATACCCGATCTTTGCCATAATTAATCATCGCTCTAAAGACATTTGATTACTTATGATAGTCTTTTTGCGACCATACTTCACGGGATATTAAAAGTATTTGGTACTTTTTAATAGATTGTTGAACATCAAATAATACATTAAAAACCCGTACCTTCATCACAGTGGATTAAGGAAAACCACAGAAACAGCGTGTGTTACAGCGGATAAAAAACGTGGAGTACCGTTGATTATCTCCGGAATTTTAATTTACGATTTTCCCTGGTTAAGAAAAATCTTAATATTTGAAAACAAACGAGACAATATTATGATAGCCACAGGAATATCTTTTCCCGTATATGCATTAATGTTAAGTATTATTATTCTGACTAACAGAGTAGAAACTACTCTTAATAAAAATAAAGATATACAATTGTGATAAAGTTATTATTTTTTATACGTCCTATGTTCTTAAAAGATTATATTGTTTAAACGTATTGTGATGAAAATTTACGCTAATCAATACAGAGAAGAAAATTGAAGGCAATAACCACTATCGCGGAAAAGAGGCGCATATAACACTTTATAGTTAAATAAAAATTTGGACAGGTGAAATATTAGATAATAAAGTTCACGATGCCCAAAAAAGTTATTTAATCAGAAAAATATTTTTTATATTAAAAAAATACAGCACATCAATTTGTATTTGCATTTATGTCTATCTTTCAAACAGTGTAAGACACTGATCCTTTGAAAAAACTTTCGGGAATATAGTTAGCTATGTTATTTTCATAACAATATTCAACTAAATCTCGCTTACGTTTACCACCTATTTTTTGATAGATATGTTGGAGATTATTCTCAACGGTTCGTTGAGATAAAAATAAGCGTTCAGCAATCTCCTTAGTTAAAAACCCTTGCAGAATATAAAACACGATTTCCCATTCTCTTTTACTGAAAAAGTCAGATGGTTGCGTAAACACTAACGATGTTGGCACATTGATTTTGGTTAGTCTTTCGAGTGTTATTGTATCTACTGGTCTTCCATGAAAGATGGTGCCGTGACATACCCCGTTTTCATCGAGTATGGGGTACTTATCACAATACCACGGTTGAAGATAAGTCATTTTTTGAAAAGGATGTATTTCAATTGAAGTTACCCTATCTAATATTGCTTCAACCCTCCTGTCCTGTCTTTGGAATTCTTCCTGAAAATTTGCTGTACATGATGGAATTTCACCATCAAAACGCCCTTCTATATTATACCCTTTAGGTAGGCAAAGCATCTCATTATGTTTTTCATTGGCATAGATAAATCGTGAATTGTTATCTTTTGCTCCCCACGGATCATTACTGTTTTCCCAAAACCTAATTAACGGCTTAATTAAATCTTCTACTGACCTATTCATATTTTACCTTTTGAATGTTTTCTTGATTAAAAATTCATTCTTATGCTGATAATTTAAATGAGAAACAATATTAGCCCTATTTGTATTTCTACATTATCAGATTAAAAGTTTAATTGAAAACCTTCAATACTAAAATAAATAATTGGCAAAGGATTCCTTATGTGATTTTTTAATCTGAACAGGGTGCTATTTTTGATAGATCACTATTCGATTATACGATTAAGGAAAAAAAATATAATGAATGTCAATTAAGGGCATAATGAAGACTGCCAATAATCATCGCGCCCCACAAGATGCCTCGCCAAAAGGCACAACACGGACAGGTATAGGCAGAACCGACAAAGAACGAATAGACATATCCGAGCGGGGAATACCATCCACATAGAATACGTTTCAGTAAAGGGATTTTAGTGTTCATTAACAATGTCCTGTAATTGAATCAGCGCATTACCATAAATAAGACTGCTCTGGTCGTAATACTGACGCATCAGTTCCTGATAATGGGCAATTGCTACTTCATCGCCGTCATAAAAGGCTTTGTCCAATGCCCCATTAAGTTGTGATAGTGTCATTCCCTCAATGTGTAGATTACGCATGGCCTTTGCCCGTTGGTTTTCAATCTTAGCAACCGGATCGTTTTTCATCAGCACATTATACGAGCCATCATCACTCAGATTATTAAGACGGCCAGATGCACTAGCCTGAGTAATAAGTTCGCGGTATTTTTGTGTGACCGCATAGTCATTCGTTTTGTAGCGATAGGCACTCGTCGCTGTTTGCAGAATGGCATTATCGCCCCAACCAACGGGTTTAAGGGGTGGCGTCGTGGTATTGCGTACCATGTTATAAACGCCACTGAATAACGAGGAGAGCAACGCATCCGTTCTGGCCGGGGAAATATCAACCATGCCATTCGATTTTTCATAGAAGAAACGCGTCATATCTTTAAGGAACTCTGGCGTTGTCGTCTTACCCCGTTCTACGTTCGCCGGATTGGTGATTTGTTTGCCCGCCCAGTCTACGGGATATTTATTATCCACTTCTTGCCCGAACTCGTTCGTTCCCATGCCTATCGTGATCAACGGCTGTGCTGCGGTGGGTATCATCATACGCGTGACAGTGTAACTGTCCATATCACCGGCAGGTTGAACGGGCATAAAGGTTTCCGCTGCTGAACGGATGATCGAGCCGGTGGCTTCTCCCATGTCTATTTTGCCATGACCCAGCAAGATGAGGTTTTGCATCGCAATCATAAAGGGACGCACTTCATAGGGCATTTCTCCGCAGACATCACCGAAACAAATCGATTTCTTGCGCGATGGACTACGGGCAAATTTTGACCCTCCATCCGTATCTTCATCATCAGGATCATCCAGCGCCGACTGTGTGGCCGCCGCCGCCAGAATGCTCAGTCCCATCAGTCCGAAACGGCCCGCTTGTGTGGACATGATACTGGCGACTAAGGGCAACGATTGCATTCCCGCATTCCAGAAAGCAAAAAATGCCGGTAAGACTTTACCTGAACCGTGTCGGGTAAAGTTACCCGCCAGCTCACGTGAACCTTTGGCCGCTTGTGTAATCAAGCCCTGATTATTTGCCGCCCACGCATCCAGCTCTTTTTGTGTCATATTCCGAAGGTCACGGCCTGACCTGTCTTCTAAGAAATTCAAAAAAGCGGAATAACGGAAAACTTCATCACTGGCATGAACCGCACGAACAAAACGGTGATGCATATTTAAGGCGGCACTGCCTAATCCCTTCATACCTTGTTGTTGGATAATATCGATGGGGCCAGTCGCTGTTCCCGCATTTAAACGCCGACTGACTGCATCCAAACCATAATACGCCCCCGCATTATTTCCCCCTCCTGCCTTTGCAAAGAGTTTTCGCATCGGGTTATCCGTTTTCATGGATGCCTGATCCCGTACAATTTCCGGTAGCAGACGCACAACATCGACAAGTGATCGCGTGGCAAGCCTGAAATGGTCATTGGCGGACATATTCCGGTCAAATGCCCCGGAGAAATTCAGTAAGGTTAGAACCGTGTTCCAGACCGGCACTTTTAATAAAAACGACGGACTGTAGGTGGTCATATTGGAGGCCATATAACCTGTCGTGGTACGCAGCATGGTCAGTAAAGGCATCATTTCGGGTTTCTGGATAGCCCGCAGCAAGTCTTTGCCAAAGCGTGTTTGGGTATCGACGACAATTTTGGCTTTCTTGTCACCTAAAAATACCCACACGCCATTTTTATCATTCCATTTCTGGTTTGCCACTGCAATCACATTGCCTGCATCATCCCGCTCCAGCTTGTGTGTTTCCAGTTTAAACAGATCAGCCATCCCGATACTGTTCACCATTTCGTAGAGTGCCCGCAACGCATTATTACGGGCAACGTTGGCATAACGGGTTTGCATTTGATACAGCATATTCGCCACCGGATCGGCGGCTTTGGTATAACGCCCCTGAAAGGTTTTATGGATTGACGGGCGCTTTTCTCCGGTAGATAACAGGGGAACGTAATGATAAGCCTGTTTCATGCGGTAATAACTTTCCGTAGAAATTAAGCCGGATTTACGTTCCTCATCCAATAACATCTGATTGATATCCCGCATGGGTTTAAGGATAGATTCGATTTGGGCTTGTTTCTCTTCCGGCACTGTAGACAAAAATTCATAAGCACCCTCAAGTCCTGAGTGCACTTTTCCTTTATTGTCTGTCCAGTGAAATGCCGTGGGGTTTTCATGAATGCGGGTTGGCACCCCCATTAAGACCATTTCCTTTTTTATCTGATCCATTTCGATGGCCCGTTGCGCATAAGCATAATCATGGAAAACGTTATACGGAATACCAATCGCGTGCAAGCCATCAATGATACCTTGTTCAACCCGATTCAAGTCCGCGCCCGGACGGCCCGTCACGGCACGCGCACCCGCCATTCCTTCCGTCAGTTTTTCATACAAATTAAGCGGCTTTCCATCGGTTCCCCGATAACCGAGTCGGTCAGCAATGCGGTCTATGGCTTTCGCCGGACTGAACACATCCACGTTGGTTGCCCAAAAATAACTCCACAGACTGGATAACCGGGTAGTGACTTCTTTGGCAACTGCCTGGGCCACTGCATTGCGTTTGCCGATAGAATCCAGCACCTTATTGTTCATATCAACAAATGCCTGACCATAAAGATCCGCCTGACGAATTTCACCCACAAGTGGCGCAGTTGGATTTTCACTGACATCCCCCACACGGGCACCATAATTATCTGCTGCCCATTCTGATGCTTCGTTCGCCGTATCAACGATATGTTCATGAAACGGCATATCTTCACCATCAATCGTGACCTTATAGCGGCCACTGGGTAACATATCGATACGTCCTATGGTTTGCCAGTCACCTGAATTTTCGAGCGGTATTCGCAAAATCCCGGAGTGAAAATTCTTACTGCTTGCAATACCGAAATTCTTAAATTCGCCGGTAAGTTGCCCTGATACCGGCATAATATCCGCCCCCACAATCAAACGAGTGAGGCCAATAATATCGGACAAGTTATCGAATTCTTTGGGTTTGAGGTTCAAGAAACGGCGCACGGCATCAACCAATGAACCAAACGCTCTGCGAAATTTCGGCATCGCGTGGGTAGCCAGTGGGTTAGTGCGCAAATAAGCCTGTAGTTGCGGGTTGGAAAAGGCTTCGGAAATAAATTCATCAATGGATCGCTGTGCATATTGCAAGCCATCGGGTAAATTCCGTTTCTTCGCAAACTCACTGTACATCATGATGAGATTCGAACGCGCTTTCGCTTGATCCGCACTGAGTTCGAGTAAGCGCGTTTCATCATTTAAGACCTGATAAAGTGCATGGTGAGTGGCCTCGTGAACCAGATAATAAGGTTGGTCTGCAACCTGATCCCGAATATAGATGGTGGCATTAACAGGATCGTAAGTGGCATTCACTTCCGCATTACGGACAACGATAGGTTCTGCCGTCAGCTCAATATTAACCGGATACGTTTTGCGTGCGGCTTTCAGCATGTTAATTAATTGCTGGACAATCGGACTGGTATGTCCGTCGATTTTAACCGCTTCCAGTGCGCCGAGAATATCGCCCATTTTCAGTCGAGTCAGCATGTCAATATTCGGCTGACTTAAGTATGACCCGACTTTAATCTCCCCCGCTGGTAACGATCTCCCCAATGCTTCGGCTTTGAGTACCTTTTCAGCAAGCCGCATTCCGGCCCGATAGGCTTTCGGGTGCACCGTTTCATAAGCTGCCAAAATATCATTGAGTATTGCCCGGTTGCGATACAGTATTCCTGACGTCATACCCTCGGCTTTTGCCTTTCGTTCGGCCAACAGAGCTACCATACCGGTAGCATCATTCACACTCGGCAACGCCAGTCGTGTATCACGGTCATTGACCAATGCCCCCACATTTAACGGATCACGTGCATTCGGTTCCTTACGCAAGGTTTCTGCAAAGAGCTGTGCGCGTTGGGATAAAGCGGTAGTCGCGGTATGCGTTGCATCAGAACGCGTCTGTGCGATTAAGGGATTTTGCCTGCGTTCCTGACGCATGAGATTATTGGCAGCGGCGGTTGATTGCTCGTCGGCGAGACTACGCAGGGTTTTCCGCTTGCGTTGATTTAGCTGTCTTTTCTCTGTCTGCGCAAGGCTTTCATCCGTATTAATAAATGCGTCTTCTTCACGTTGCAGACGTCCTTCTGTTCGTCGCAGATGATTGAAACTGTGACTTTCACGTGGCCCTAAATTTTCCGGCACGCGCATCGCGTCCAGATGGGCCAATACTTCATCTTGCCTGTCCCGTAAACTCCGTTCCTCCTGTAACTGCGCAGCACGTGCTGTCCGACTGGCTTCCTTCAAACGTTGTTCATAGGCGGGTAAAAAACGCGCCAACTCCAACGAGGGACTTTTTTTCTCCCCTGTCGCTTTCTCATAGGCTTGTGCCAGATATTCATTGGCGTTTGTCCGCAACTGGGTGACCCGTTTTTGTGCTTTGATGGTATTGACGGTTTCAGGCATTACGGCAATCTGCTGGTCAATGGCATCCGCAAGAAGAGTCTGCTCTGCTGCCAGACGAGCCAGTTTATCACTGTCTGCTTTTGCCAGTTCCGAGGCCGTTACTTTTTGCCGTGCGATAGTCGCCAGTTCAATATCACGAAGCACGTTGTCTTGTATCTGTGCCTGTTCCTGACGTAAATGATCAGCCAGTCCCAGTGCGGGATCATCCACAGGCATCACCGCAAGCATTTTCTGTAATGCCGTATTGGCTGCAATGCGTTCAGTACGAATTTGCGCTAATTTATCATCCCATTCTTTGATGCGTTCCACGTCCTGCTCAGTACGTAAGCGCTCCAATAACGCTTCTTCCGACGCGCGTTTAATGCGGTCTGTCTGCTCTAAGTGATACAGGGTATTCGCCCGTTCTTCGGGAGTACGGTTCTTTAGCCAGTCAATAAAGCTGCCATCATATTCTGCCCTGGTTAGTGGTGTCGTCCGCTGTCCTTTATCTTCCAATAACAAGGGAGGCGGCATTAACTCCGTCGTGGACGCCGTTTCATTTTGACGCTTGTACAATGGATCATTATCGACAGCAAAAATTTTATGATAGCGTTCCAGATAGGCGGGGTGCATATCCAATGGCTTATTGCCGAATTCTTTCTGCAGGATGACTGCATCATCATCGGCAGTCGGCCCATACTGTTCTCTCTCCGCAATCGGATTGTTGTCTATCAAGTGACGATAGCGTTCTTCCAGGCTCGCGCGTTCCGTGGCCTGCTGTTCTTTCTTCACTTTACGAAACAGACGTGCACCGGTGGCATCCATTGCCGCAAGACGGGCCTGTAGATTCTCTTCCAGCGAGGCATTCAATGCCCGTTCCTGCTGTGCAATCTCTTTTCTTCCCGCTTCATCGGCTAACGGCCACGCTTCGGCCAGTTGGGTTTTCGATTCGGTCGCATTATTAAAGACTGTATCATCCCGTGCGATACGAGCCAGATTTGCATTTTGTTCACGGGCATGGAGTGCACCGGGAATCCCCCCCGTAAAAGGTGCATAGACCCCCGCAGAGGCCATTGCCTGGGTGACTTTTCCCCAGTCCACCCGATTGGCATCAAACTGTCCGTTTTTATCGAACCCCATTGTGAGCGCAGCATCTAAACCTGACGACGGCATATTACTGGCTGCATCAACCGCTGCTGATCCAAAATAGGATTTTAAGATGCCTTTCGCCCCGTTGAGATCGGCAGCTTTCCCAAATCGTAAGAGTAAATTTTCCGGGTTAATACCGTAGGTATAACCAAACTTGGATAACGCGGCATCCACCAAACCTTTGCCAAAGACGGCGGCACGTTGTTCCCCGGAGAGTTTATAATCGCTCTTCTCCCCCGTATTTTGTGCGGTATGGCCTGTACCTAAAGAAGCATCTGCTGCCACCTGTGAACGTAACAGCGTTTTGGCACGCTGCTTTGCCGTCTGTTCAATAACTTCCTTTCCTAACAGTTTCGCGCCGCCTTTGGCACCGGCTCGTAATAGAAAACCACCGCCTAATGAGGGTAGAACCAGAATAGCTGCATCTTCCACCAATCCCGTCGGATTGCTTGCCATATGGGCTACCGCTTCCGCGTAACGACTTTGTTCAAGCAGTTCATCACGTCGTTTCACATAATTTCGGCGTGAGGGCGTTTCCGTCTTTTCACGCGTCTCTTTGTCAAACTCATGCACACTTTTCGCTATCTGTGATGATGTGGTTGACGGCACAAGGACGTTTAATAATCCCGCACCGGCATCGACTGTTCCCGTAATCGCCTGTGCCGCCGTGGAACCTATCCCCTGCCAGAACCCTGATGGTAGTTCGCTGTTTTTGATCTTATCGTTACTAACGGTAAAAAGTGCCCCGTTAATTCTACTGGCCGGTTGCGCGAGCTGTGCTTCGGTAAATTTTCCAGGGAAACGTTCATTCACGTCCTTATAAAGACTGTTTAACATTTCACGTTGTGTTTCCTGAGATTTATCACCAAAGTTTTTTGCCCGTAAGTAGCCGGTCACATTAACGAAGTTATCTGTCGGAAAAAGGTTCGGATCGTTCGCATAATTCGGCTTTGGCACAGAACTCTTCGGCGTGTTGCCGAGACCCTCTTTTTGCGCCAGAAGTGTCGCTATCAGCGCATTATTTTCTTCACTCAACTGTCGCGCCAATGGATTGGTTATTGTTTGCGGCGACGGCGTTGCCAGAACATTTCGCTTGATAAGGCCAATATCCCCACTGTCATTGACTAAAGGCACTTTTAATGGATTTATTGCCATCACGTTACCCCTTGTAATAAGCGATCAATATCTGCTGCTGTCGCGGGACGCGTACCAAAAAGTCCCGCTAAGGGCACCGGTGGTTGTCCATTATCATAGTCAGAATGGTTAACATTCGGTACAGCCGGTGTCATACCCTTTGGGTTCCCGTCGGACAGCATAAATGGCGATGTGTCTTTGGGTAATTCATACCCGACACCGAGCATTTTTGACATATCGCCCAAACCAGAAAGCTCTAAATCTAACCCGCTTTGCGCGGTCGTCGGTTGGGCCGTTGATAAACCATACTGTTGCAATGTTCGCGTGATCGCCGGGGAATAGTTCGCCAGCCCCAAATTCGGGTTTGTTGGCATTCCCATAAACTGCCGAACTCTTGCCACATAATTTCGCGTGATTTGGGGCAGACTGGCAAATGAGCGTTGACCACTCATCAATTGTCTGAGACGCCCATCCCCGGCATTGTAACCCACCGGGATTAAGTCCCACGGGACTCCACGACGACGTGCATCCTGTATGTACGCCGCTATCCCATTAATCGATTGTTGCGCATCGAGGGGATCTTGAACGTGATATTCTTGACGGTAGGCGGGCGTCAGTTGTGCAATGCCCAGCTCTCCGGCGGCGCCCGGCGTGTTTAACCCCTTCGCTAATCCCCACTTCGACTCAACGCCCAACATACTCTGAATTAAATTTTTAGCATCACCTTCGGGTTCCAGACCATACTGCTGTACCGCCTGTTTAACATAAGGTGCATAATGTTCCATACGTGAAACGTATTGTGGATTGTCTTTCCAGTACCCGTCTGTAAACGCCATCGCTGTCCCCTTAACCGAGTCCCACCTTATTGGGATCATTACCGCCCAGCCCGTATTCGTTCTGCAATTTTTCTAAAATTTGTTGTTGCATCTCAGAAGGGACTTGCTCAAAAGGCACCTGTGGCAATTTGATGGACTGTGACTTTCCGCCATGATTTAACTCCAGTTGTGCTTTATTAATCTCCATTAGCATTTTCATTATTTTGAGGTGGTACAAAGGGTCGTTTGCCAGCGCAGGATTTCCTGCCGCTTTCGCCCTCAACGCCTCTAACGCCGCCATCTGCTGGGCGTAAGTCATATCCTGCTTATAGGCCGCGTCTGCGCCAATACCGGTTGCCGTCAGCATCGGCGGCATATTGGCTGATATTCTTGCCGCAACCACCGAACCATTGGGTAATCGGATAAGGGTGTGCCCCTCCGTGCCCGATCCATACGCTTGCGGCGTGGTAGACAGTAAACCCCGGTTGACATTGCCCGCATCAGAATCCAGGTAGAGCTGTCCGTTAATCTGATTATTACCCAACACACTGGCTTTCATCGTCGGATCAGCTAACACGCGGTCAAACACGCCATACGCATTTTTCGATGCCTCCGTTGCCGCCAAATTTGCATCTGCCCGCGCCAGATACGGATTTTGCGTCTTTCGTAATGTGTCACCATATTGCTGCTGCCAGTAAGGGGATTCCTGCATTCCTCTGGCTTTTAGCAAATCTTCTTGCTTAACCAATTGTGTGGGTGTGGTTCCCATCAGATGGGCATAACTTTCTAAGCCGCCAATACTGTTCTGAGGCACCCCATAAATGCCGTTCGCCGTCATATAAACAGGGTGGCCACCATAATTTGTCGTTGGGTTATAAGCCACGTCTGTCAGCGCACGGACGCCTAATGCGCGAGCCATATGATCCGCACTCGGCTGATAGGCTGGTGTTGTCGTTTCCTGTTGAGGTAATGGTGTATTAATCCCCGGATTGGTGGTTTCTTTTGGCGGTAATGGCGTATTAATCCCCGGATATTCCCGTTGCGGCATAATGCGGGAAGATGCTTGTGGGGCTTGCCGTGTAACGGCGGACGATACGGAAGGAATCCCGTGCTCCTGAATTATGGGGTCTAACAACCGGCTCAATGCTTGCGCATCCGCAGACGAAGGAGGATTGACCGCAGTATCGGTAAACCCATGACGCTGCAACGCATTACCCAACGCGGTTAAACCTTGTCCAAAAAGACTGTCTTTAAACGGCTTATGATTATCGGGAAGCTGGGACTGCCCGACCGCATACTGCGCATAACCTTTATTTTCGTAATAAGGTCTTTTTGGGTCATAGACAAATCCGAGTGCCTTTGCTTGATCAAACAGGTCTTTATCATCAGGGCTAATATAAGGCGCAATGGGTGTTGTGTTTGCCATATATCCCCCTACCGTAATGGCTTATTACCAACATATGGCTGGAATGGATGCGGCATCCCCCCTGATGGCTCCTGATACGTGCCGAGCAAACCGGGAATTGCGCTTCCGTAAGCGGGGGCATTATTTTGATTTGCCGGTTGTCGCATTTGTAAGCCCATTGGTTGATCTGATTGCGTGAGTTGCCTGTGCAATTCCAGATATTGCCGTTGCAGTTCGGGGTCACTCCACGGCCCAGGGTCTGCCGACATACCATCTCGGTCAATTAACGTACTGAGTCCGCTTAAGTAACGCCCTTGCTGAAATTTATTTCCCGCGTAATCCGCTTCAAAACCCGCTTCCTGACTACGCAACCGCATGGGATCAAGATACACATTATTCTGATAACGGCGAAAACCGTCAGCGAGGTTAAGCCCCACCCCTAATGCATTCGCAAGTCCCGCCCCCATCCCCAAAGAACCATAACCACCCAGCGAACCGCCCCAACTGTCGCCTCTTGGTACGAATCCGTAAACCATGTTAACCCCCTAATATTTGTGCAACGCCATCAAACTGATCGCTCTGGAATGCGGTTGATGTCGTATCATCGAGTACCCCGTCTTTCACTGTCTTCTGCATGGTCTGTATCAACGCATCAGCGGGCGACGTTTCTTCCGCGTCGGACTTAGGATGCTGCGATAAATACGCACTCATACGTGGGCTACGGGTATACGTTACGGTAGGAAGTTCTCCAAAATGCCGGTGCATTTTTTTCATACGGCGTCCTCTTTCATTGATAGGGATTCTCCCCCATCATCACAGGCAGATGTACCACAAAAGCCAAAGAGCATCGGTAAAACGACAGAGAGTGCCGCTGCTAACATTTGCATATCACCCATATCCGCTTTTGCCGTAGCCCGTAAGGATTGTGCAAGAAAACCATAGTTCTGGCCCGCGCCCGCTAAATAGTCCGCAGAAAGTTGTTTGCGATTCATGACATCCCGTTCAAAAAGCGTTGTCGTGCGCTCCAGTACTTCAAAGGTTCGATCAAAGGCTTTCGTCCGTTCTTCTTCAAATGCCTGTGTCGTTGCCAGTGTCGTCGCTATGATTTCGGCACGCTTAATACCTGCCCAAACATCACAGTTCAGACCGTAGTGATAACGATCCGCCGTTTGCTGGGCCTCCATATACGCTTTATTCGCCAATATTTTTGCATTGGCTCGCGCACGGCGCAGGATACCTTCGTAATCTGCTTTATACCCACATAACGCAAAGGCACATAACGCGTCATGTAACTTATCGTCACACGGGCGCAATTTATCCGCCCAGGTATTCAGGTCATAGCCTTTATCGCGGAAAAATTTCGTTAAATCTTCCCAATTATTTTCTGCATCTTTTGCTTTGCTAATCAGATCTTTGTTCGTTAACATCCCCGTCAACGTACCCACGAGCGAACCTATTGCCATCCACTTTCCATCATCGCGGCGGGGAGGACGAGGAACCTGAATAATCGTATTGGTGGAGTTAGCTGTATTATTTGTACCGTCTACCGTATTTTTATCTACCGTAACCTGCTGTACAGATTCGGCTTGCTTGCCCGGATCGGTTGCCATAACACCTCCTAAAGTTCGGTCATGTTTGCCGCTAACGCCAGTTCAGATACAACCGCTGTTGATTTCACTTCAATCTGCCAACGACGTACTAAACCCTGTCCATTAACCCTAAAGGGTTTATCGCTCCAAACAGGGCGATCTATCCTTATCCGTTCATTTCCCATCAGAGTTAACGCCACTTTAGGGGCAACAATATACGGGAGTGCGATAGAGGCATCAGGATACTTCTGCAAGAATTCACCCGTATCGGCAGGTGTCAACAAACGTCTATATTGCCGCCAAACCAATGACACCCAATCTCTATAATCAGAAGGGACATCTTCGGCGTCACTATGAACGACACCAACGCCGATGGATTCCGGATTTGTCGCGGAAAAAAGGGCTGATTTCCAGGTAGCCTGCATCGCATAATCATTTTGTTCCCAGCCAAACACCATCGAACCGAATGCCACCGCCATACTGGTTTCATCACCAAAGTATAAGGCGTGTGTCCGATGGCTAAGATACACTAAATCAGTTTCGGCATACGCCTGATCATTCGTTCGCAGGGGAAACATAATCGACAGACTCTGTGCGTTATCCGTGAACGCAAAAATACGTTGGTCATAAAAACCCAGAACATAATGCTGGGGTGCCATTTTGAGCCACCATTCTTTATCCATCCAGTTTGCTGTTAACAAACCCACACCCGCACCGGTGACAACTGCTATTCCCTCTTCACTACAATAATAGACAGACTCCCCTATACACATTACCCCTTTCACACTCAGACAAGGCATTCGCCGATTAATACGAGTGATGGTCAATTTATCGGGTAATTCCCCGGTAATCACAAAAGGTACGCCTTTGGTCAATACCACTGCCTGATACGCGCCGGTCTTTGTTCGGAAAGAAACAATACGAACAATCTCATCATCCACAACCAACGTATTGGCTTCGGGAAACGCATGAGGTTGTTTGTGTGCGGAAACATAAATATGACATCCAGACCAAACCAGAATCGCCCCATAGCCAATATTGGCGACACCTTCCGCACAGGGCACCGGATACCAGGTCTGTGTCATCAATGGATTGCCACCGGCAAACAGACCGGGACAAAAAACAAACGCCAGTTTTGTTGCTGCTTGTTCACCTACCTGTGCCATTTCGGCGTCTTTATCGCCCACCAAAAGCATATACCAACGGATAGTTGCCGCATTAACGGGCGCTTTTTCTGTTGGCACCAACATGACCGACTCCGTATAAGGAACGAGGATCGGTTCCGAATAATCACTTGGCCCTGATTCTTCTTGGCAATCGGTCACCCAGGTATAACAAAAGGTCAGTACCAGCGGGGGCAGTTCCTGATTTGGACAATCCTGTTCCGTCGGCAAACTTTTTTGCCAACAATCATCAGGAATAGGGATATCATCCGGACATTTCTGCCCGGTCACTTTCACATCCGGTGCCTTAATTGGACGTGGTATCCCTAATGCCACCGGCCCTTCTTTATCGGTTATCCATGCATAGCCGCTTCGCCACACCTGATTGTCGCTGACAAAAAGAAATGATTGCGGCCCCGCGATATGAATGGGATCTTCGGCAATGGGGGTTACGTGTTCGAAACCGAGCCATGCTCCCCCAATTTTATAGAGTGCTTTTACCTCACCACTCATCGGTTTTCCGTTGATATCTACCGCATTGTACAGGGGACGTGGGGCACGTAAGGGCACAATTCCCCCCGAATGAAGTAAGCAATTTTCAGCAAAAGCGGCAAAACCCGCACCCAGTTTATCTGATCGGATTTTAGGAATGACGCCCTGAAACTTATTAATTTTCATGGGGGCCTCCACAGGGCTTACTGACTAATTCTTTGATACCCGCACAATCAATAGACACCGTGTCTGTTTCACAATCATAAACTAACGGATGCGCATAGTTCGGGCGCGACTCCCGTGCAATCGCCCGAATGGCATCGACGGAACAGGCGGTATAAACAATTCGGCTTCCTACCGGAAAACACCCCTGACGATTTTGAAAACGGGATATGGTCAACGTATCACCGTTTCGGCCTGTCACAATCACTTCCTCACACCCCGGATCACACGGTGGACTCATCAAGGCATGAAACATCTGGCCTGCCTGCATTTCAGGAAAGTGTCGTCCTTGTCCGCTACGGAGTTTGACGTTTCCTGACTGACAAAAGGATTCACTCAACGTCCCACTTCCTAACAGATCACATGGGAGCGCCAGATACTTATTCGGACATGACGGCATCGCAACTCCTAATTGGTTTGCTGTTTCAATACTTCAAGAATCCCCGTTTCTGTCCAGACAAACGTAATGCAGTCCCCGGCACAATAAGGGAGTTTCCCTCCCTCAATACCCCGTTCAACCACAATAGTATCCGGATACGGTTTCTCATCGTAATTCGTCGTATGGTGATATTTTACGACTTCCGCGCGTCCTGGGCCTTTCAGTATCAAATACGTATAATTGCCGACACCCACGGCATCAAGCTCACGTGCGCGTCCATTAGCGATACTCAGGGTGTTTTCTGACGCCGTAATATAATGATCGAGGGTGCCCGAAAACGTCACGATTGCCCTGTACATGGCTTCGCCTCTCCATCAATATGGGTGATATGGCCTGCTGCATCTAGCGTAATAATGGTGTCACAAGACAACGCATAACAGCCCGGTGTTATACACCCTCCCATCCCTTTATCGGTGCACTGTGCGATCATTTCGCAAAGCTGGGCCGGATTCCAGTCAAAATAAAGACAGGTGCCTGCGGGCCATGATTGTGCTGTTGTACTGTCTGTGCCTCGTTCTACATGCAATTTATTACCTGACGCCCCATTCACCAAAACGACTTCACGCTTACTGCCGACACCCTTCATGGTCAAATAATAATGGGTGCCCGCTGCCGGGGTCATGGCACCGGCTAATCCCAACGCTACCATGAGAAACTGATCTGTAGGCCCAATATTCATGGACAGGGTGGTACTTAGGGCATACTTCGTTTTATCGATCATGGCAATCTCCACAGGCGATAATCGGCGTAGTATCTTCGGGCCATACTTCTAAATCCGGCACACAACACTGCGTTTCATATTGGTTACACTCACTGGTGCATTCCTGCATCACCGCCGTTGTCGCATTTACATTGGCCGTCATAAAGGGTTTATAAAAATAAAGCCGTTTATTGACTGCTATATGATTCACAATCAATTCACTTTCGTAATATCCCGGTGGCGCTTTGAGAAACAGATCGGGCCACCGGAAACGGACTTCGCCTTTCGGTGTCACCGAAATAGCACACATCGCCCATTGCCACTGGCAATGATTTATTCGTCGCAAACGCATAATCATCGACTGACGTACCCAAACATCATTACGTTCCTGCGTATAAAAACGAAAATCAAAGAGTCGTTCTATTTCCCCTTGTTGAATACGTATCGCCTGACGCGCGCTGAACGTATAGCAGGGTTCCGGTCTACACATTTGTTCCGGACAGACTGGCCCTGTCGATTCACAGCCCGGATCATAAACAGGTAAGACACAGGGGTCACAGTCGATACCACACGCACTGTCCAAATGTGTTCCTGTCTGGTTAATCGTGTACGATTTCATAGTAATCTCCTGGCGGACGCTCTGGTATGACGACGTACTCTCCCTGAGTGCATTTTGGGTCGGGAATTAGAAAAGTTCATGATCCGGGACGCCTTCGTATCCGCAATCGCATCATGGAACTGACGGGCGGCCAACTGTGCCACGTCGTAATCAACCATTTGAGAACCATACATACTGTGTAAGTATTGTCTGGCACCATCCAGTATCGGCATCCGAAAACGTGTTAAAAATTCTTCCGGGATCTGGCAATTATCAATACCGGTTATCGCCCAGGCATAATGCACGGAAACACAGGCACCTTCATGATAATCATCAAATAACCGCACTACCTGATACTGGCCGTCACGTGTCCACTGTGTCGTTGATTCGCCATTAACGGAAACGTTAATAATACTACTGATAAGTTGATATGCGGGCACATCCAGCCAGTACTCACACACCCCTGTCTGATAAGGTATCTGTAACGTATCCGTAAAAATTTCCGTTTCGAGCATGAATGTTTTCATGGCTTCCACTAACGCCAGTTGCGCTTGTGCTGGGCCGACACTTCGACACATCAACTGCAACGGTGCCACTAAATCATTGACGACTGCCATTGGTCACCCCCAATAATAAGAGCGCATTCTGCCAGTGTACGTGTCCTTTTTCCGTATAGACTGTGGACGTTTTATCGTAAGAATACGCATAAAACATCATAATCTCTTCCAGTGCGGGAAGCAGATCATCGGTCAATGGGACATTTTCATCTTTGGTCACGGTTGGGATCTGGATACACAATCCCCGCACTTTATAATGTTCATGTGGATTGACTGGATAGGCTTCATATTCGCCCTCGGCACGATTCACTAAATATAGTGGGCCGCCCTCTCCATTGCATAAATCCATATCCCATGCGGAGGGTGTTTCTTCCAGCGATGCCAGATACCGGATACGTCGTCCTGCACGGTTCGTGAGTGTATAGGGGGGCACGAAAGCCGTACATGACGTGTGCAACAGGCCATCGGGCGGCAAATCATACATGACCATTTCACCAAACTGCCGTGGATGATAACGCCCGATAACCCGCAGGCCGTAATTAACAGCAATAAGCAGATCCACCTCCTGCCAATGCGTGTAAGCATATCCCGGCTCTTGGTCTTCAAGGCGACGGGATACACGTTCAATCACGCTATTCGTTGTCGCCATAATCCCTCCGAAAACTAAAAAACGTCTTTTGACATGTCGTTAAGATCTTGTATTACAACCGCATCATTTCCCATGCGCGTTTCATCATAGAATGCCGACACGACTTCGTTTCCGTTTCTAAATCCATGCGTTGGCATTATCGGTTCAACGAACAATCTTGCGCCCTGTACGGTTTCATGGAATCGTCGCTGCCGTATTTTCTCTTGATTAATCCGTAATGCTTCCTGTAAATCATCATGCGTATAGATATAGGAAATATCCGGGACACTGGCTAAAACCACTCGGTCAATCGGGCTTTCTGCATCAAAAGGCATAATATGACCATATGCATCAATGATAGCTAACGGTGTTGCCCCTGGCGATACGGGAGGCTTCATGCGTTCACGAAGTGCCGTCACGTTTTCATCATATCCACGTACCTGTAATAATTGATTCGGGTTATGACGTGGCTGTAATGCCGTGCCCCCTCGTTGAAAATGAACGCGCTTACGCGGGGCTTTGGATTCTACAAGCGTATTATGAGAGTTTACAGAAGACGCAACTTCCAATTCCTCAGTCGCTTTTTGCTGCCGCGTTTGGGGTGTTTCATAGGCTAAAGCCGTCGATGCATTACCGGCGGTCTGTCGCCGGGTACGGCGTGTGACTTTTTCTGCCATGCTCCTCTCCTAAAATAAAGGGGCGTATTATTTTCCCCTCATGCTACACCTTAATTCAGTGGCTGACACTCTGGGTCAGGGAAGACTGTTTCACACGGTGCGGGTGCACAGTTACACGGATGTTCATCAAAAAACTCCGTAATATCCGCATAAATTCCCACACACGCATCAAACGGTAAGGCTTCTTTCGTTGTCTTATCTTTTCCCGCTGTAAAGGTATTGACCAGATAACCGTTGGTGGTCGTCAGTACGGGCACCGGTAAACCACTTCCTGTGCCGTCTGCCGAAGCGCCGCGTGGAATCTGTATCGTCACCGTTTGTGACGGCACCGTAACCGTTCCCGTAACCCCGGTGCCATCGGTTGTCTTAAAATCACTTACCGTAATCGTCTGTGCTGGAATAACCACATCGACGGGTGTCGTGTTGCCTGTATCTTGTTTTTCCAACTTCTCATTCGGTAATTTCGTTCGTGGCTCAGGCAATGTACTGGTGGTTGGCACGTACCCCAGGTAAAAGCCGGGTTTCCCTAAATCAACCACTAACTGTTTACCGCCGCCATCCACCACAGGGAGTTTATCCGCACCGGTGACTTTTCCTGTTTTCGCATCATACACAGACAGCTCGACAAACGGTGTCAGGGTGCCCGCGCCTACGCGCTTGACGTGATAGACTATGGCATTAATTAACCAGCCTGTTCCTAATAGGTGCGTGGCAATTTCTGCCCCATCGGGCATTTTAAAGTCCGTTTTCTCACTCAATCCCGGTACTTCATAGGCACCCGTATAGGCAAAGTCTTGGGTATCAATATGGTTTTCTAGCTGATGATTTCGTTTTTTCTGATGCCCTGCCGGTTGAACGGGCAGAACATCATTGAAGGCTGAAAACAGCGTATCATCAATCCGGCGAAGTACGTTGCCCCCGTCGAATAAGCCAAAGCGTTTCGCTGACATTTTTCCTCCTTATTTCTTCAGGGTAATGTACATGACGGCCATCGCTTCAGGGCGCATGAGTTTAAACCCATAAACCTGTAGCCCCTGCCAATAGGTCGCAAAATCCGTGGCATCCGAATCTATCACACGGTTGTAATTGATTTGCGTGATCATCAAGATGGCATCTTTACGGCCAAACAGGACGGTATAACACCGATCTCCGGTTTCAGGATCAATATAAGTCGGGGATTCATGCGTAAACACAAAGGTAAATCCCACCATATCCGGCCAAACTTCGCCGTTCATTAAGACAATCGATTTCGCCTGACCGGATTTTGACGCATCGTACAAAACAGAATTCGCTTGATACATCAACGGCTGTAGCGCATACGGTGTGACAATAATAAAAGGGCCACTCACACCCTGCTCTGCCAGTACCGCACGCCCATTGGCAAGCTGCTCACCGATATTCGTAGCGGATACCGTGATCGGATGGCCGAGCGTCCCTAAGTTATACTGTCCCGTCCGTTTGCCTGCGCATTGTCCCTTATTAAACGGTGAAACCTGCCAAGGCGTCTGAATAAGAATTTCGCGGGATATCGACAAGTCCATTTTGTTCGCAGCGTCGTCTTTCCAGGAATTCACCCAGGTATTAATATTCTCGATTTGTCGCGTATCAATGTAATTGACTTTCAATGACCAGTATTTCGCCCGGTCAATCGTCATACGGAAGATATCCGTTGCTAACTTACTGTGTGTTAACGGCTGATTCTTCTGATAATCGAAGATTTCCGCCTCCGGCTCACGGCGTAAAATGACTTCATTACCCGTGGTACTAATTTCTTTCGGAATATCCGCCGCCTGACTTGTCGTGATTTGTGCGGTTATGCCTTTCATCTTAAATCGTGCAATCAGCGCTTTTCCGATAATCGGATTCGTCAGGAAACTGTAATTCGGATACCCTGACGCGGCTGGCACTACACCCATCTGTCGCATATGAACTCCTCAATTTATGCTATGCCATTAATCAACAACACGCCCTTGCAACATTGCCAACTGGAACTGATCTTCTATCTTCTGATAGCGTTCTGCGTCCATTTGTCCCGACATAAATGCTGCGTAAGCCTTATCGTATTCGCGCTGACTCAACACCTGTTTGCGTTGAACAGGCGGTGTATTCCCCAGCGCCGTGCCCTGATAATTGACCGGCTGATGGAGTTGTCCCTGACTGCCCTGATTTAGACCACTGCGAAAGGTCTGTAATAAACTGATCAACCGTTGTGCATCACCCTGTTTCCAAGCCATATCCACGAGTTTTCCGTATGAATATCCTCCGGCGGCTTCCGAATTGCGAAATGTCGTAAATGCCGGATGTGCTGTTAAGGTTTCGACATCGGGCACCTGAGAACGGATGATAATGTTCATTTCCTGCTCCGGTGTCATACCTTGCGAAGCTGGCGTATTCTGTGATGCTTTCAGTTGATTAAGTTCACCTTGTAACCGAAATTGTTCCTGTGCAATACGTTGTAGATTCGGAGCCATACTCTTAAGTATCTTTTGTGTCTGCTCGGCGGCTTGTTTCCGAATATATTGCGCAGAGTCACCGTAGATTTTTTCTTCCTCGGCTGAGATCTTAATATCATCAAGATTGACCTGGGGTATCAGCGACTGCAAAAATTGCTCTTGCTCTTTCTGTTGTTGTTCGGCCAGTTGTTGCTGTCTGATCTGTAAATCCTGTTGTTGTTGGTGTTGCAAACGCTGGTTCTCTAACTGGAGCCGTTGTGCTTCAAAAAGCTGTTGCTGCTGTTGATTGTGTTGCATCTGGGTCAGCAACGCACTCAAATTCGGATCGGTTATCACTCCTGATGTATTGGCTTGCCCTGCGGGGGGTGTACCTGCTGTGGAGGACAGCCCTTTAATATTGCCCTGATCATCAAAAAGACTGATAACATCATAGTCGTTCTGGCCTTGTGCATTCCGTGGCTCTTGCGGCTGTCCCTGAAAACCGTTTTGTGCGGGCTGCGCTGTTGAGGGCGTCCATGTTGCTGTATTGTTCTGTGTCGCAGGAGGCTGTTCCCATACCGGCTGATTCGTATCATCGTTAAATAAACCTGGCATAATGGCACCTTATTCGTTCAAATCGTTTAATATCTCTTTCAGGACAGCAACACGTCCCCGGTTAAAATCGTTCGCATCCGTATTTTCATACGCTTCACGGGCATCCGCTAATGCCTGTTGCAGACATTTTATGAACTGCTGAAAACCGCGATGCTGTTTTAAAACGCTTATCGGTACGTCACGATTATCGATCATATTGTCCCTCTCACGGTCACGAGATAATCCACCACAAGCAGATTTAAATCCACATCCTGCTGTTGATCTAAGGCAAACGCATATGTCCCCGGTAACGTACTGACAAATTGCGGGCTACTTGCTGATATTTTAACCTGTTTATCGTCAACATTAAATGGTTGATAATCAACGTCTTTGACCGTATCACTCTTTTTGGGGGCATAGTAGACCAGATAACCGTATTTAGGATTGCTGGCCTGTGCCACGCTGGCAATCAATGTCTGTGGTTTATCATTCTCACCAATGGTGAGGACTTTTGCATAGCAACCTTTTGCCATTACAATTTCTCCATTGGTGTTATAAATAGAACTCTCAATACTGTTTTATAGGCTTGTAATAATCGCCTACGTTCTTCCGTTGCCGGATGGGTTTCATACTGTTCACGGGCCTGTGCCAATTGGGCTTCTAAAAACCAGCGGATATGTCGCCCAATCACATGATTACGTAACCTGTTAATTCCTCGATACTGTTCATCCGTAATCATAGTGCCTCCTGTGAAATTGCGCGATACACGATTAGGGATTCCCGATGTTCTTCGGGCAGTTTTCCTTGCTGTTCTAACTCGGCATAATTTTCCGGTATTTCTAAACGCTCCCGCAGTAACTCATAAATCGCTTCGGCTTCGGGCATACTGCGAAAGGTGGCAATAGCTTCCTGTAATTCCTTCATGGTTTCCCCAAAATAACGTTAGAAATCAGGTTTCTCGGTTTACCTTCACTATCGAATACAATCCCCGTTACAAGTCCGTCTAGCTTTAAAGCGGCTGCCATATTCTGGTCTATATATTCATAACCGGGTAAATCACCATAATTATCAGTATAATTGGTGACTGAAAGCTGAGACATGCCGGAACTTTCCCCGATTAAATCGCCCGGAAATTTTGTTTCATGTGGATTTTGAGACAAATTGGCATAAGAACAGGCAACGAAGGTCTGTTGTGCCCCTTCAAGTACGGAATTTTTTCCAGTGATACCCCACCAGGTTTCTGTCTTACCCTCAGAAGGATTCTTCTGAGCAGCAGCAGGAGCATGTTTGTTTTGAAAGATACAGCCATAATAGATCACTTTTCCATCACTCATACCGTACACCCCGTAGGTATCCCACCGTACCCAGTCGGCGGTATACTCTTTCGGTGCGCCAGAGGTGCCCGGCTCATTCACCGCCTCACACATAAACTGTAATCCGGTACACACTAATTGTCCGCCGCCTTGTGGTGAACAACTGTATATGTCGTAAACCTGTATAGAGGGTGTGTAATATGCCAGGTAATATATTTTTGGCCGAGTAAAACCACTGTGTGCCCACCAATTGTATGAGGGTCTTTCCGGTGTCAATTTAGGCACTTTATCACCGTCAATTAAGGGATCACCATAGGCTTGAATATTTCTTTGTGCCCCATTGGTCACAGCAAAACCAGGCCAGATATATTCGCCACCACAACGTAAAAAAATAGTATTACTTTGATCTGCCGGAATACGCTTAAGTGCCTCTTGTAATGTTTTCAATGGTTGCTTTGGGTCGTTCCCTGCATGGGTATCATCCCCGGCTACAGAGTCGACAAATAATTTCGAGACATCTTTAGTGGCCTCTACGCCATAATACAATCCGTTGTTGCGGATCGTCAGTAAATTACCGCCATCGGCTGAAAGTTTAACCCCTAATGGATCAGCAGCTATACCCGAACCAGTCAAAGAATTATTGACACTGACTTTAATTTTATTGTTCAGGCTATTAATCAGTGTCGTCATGACATTCTGATTGGCAACAAACGCGTTAATCACCTTTTGCAAATCCAGATCCAAACAATGGCCTTCCGTCCCATCCCCCGTGATAAAACCCGTATTTGCAACACACACTTTGACTTTATTGACTAAGGCTTTTTTTATCTCATCCATCGATAAGGTTATGGCATCGCACTGGTTATCAATCTTGATATGCAACCCGGTATCGTCCATTGTGATGGAATCAATCACTTTCCAGCAGACACGCGTGAAGTCGATATTCAAAGGCACATCGTCACCGTTTCCGGTCAGTGGGCTATCCCGGTCAATCTTAACGCGTCGTAAAGCGGCTGCCAGTACTTTAATCACCTTACCATTGCCTAAGACTAATTCGATATCCCCGTTCGTATCAATATTGCCACTGGTTACCGTTGCATCATTCAGTAATTGACCTAAATCCGTAGTGACTTTACTGCCATCACCTAACGTCAGTTCAAGGTGATTATCTTTCGTTAAAACCGCACTTTTGAGCGTTTTACCAGCAATGGCCTCTGTCACCGCTTTTGTGAAATCCGCCGTTAGCTGTGTACCGTCTTTCAGGGTCAGCGTTACCGTCATGCCCATCGTCGTTACACTTTGTGGCACGATTGACGCGAGATTCACTCCGTGAGTTGTCCCCCTCTGATCTACTAACGTGATACGTTCGCCGTCAAACGAGAAAGCCACAATCCCCGGAATAGCAATATCGCCGTTATGAATGGCATCTTGCGCCAATTTATTCAGTTGATCACATTTTATGACGTGGGTTGCGGGCGCGAGGACATTTCCCTGACAATCCAATAGGCCCGCTTGTATTTCATTACAGATTATCTTCTGATTAATCACCGACTGAATATAATTACTGACCTGCTCAAGCGTTAATATAGGGGAACAACAATTAGACATTTTTCTTCTCCTAACACTTCGCGTTGTTATACAACATCGCCCAGACATGTTCCGTCGTTACCGGTTCTATTACGACGGTAACATGGCCTGCCGGTGTTTTTTCAATATGAAAGCCACACGGATCTGCGCCGTAAGCGATGCCAACCGGAATATCAATGATATATTCGCCCGGTGGCAGCATCATGCCACTGCCACGCCAATGTTCCAGAATGGCGTTATAATCTGTCTCACACCCTATCTGACAGGCCAGTACTCTCTGCACACGTAGCATGATTGCTGATTCGCAAAATGGTACATCCTCACAAATCAGATGAACCTGAATCATCGTATTGGTAATAAAACGGTATTGCGATAATCCATTCGGTTTATCATCCGTATCACTCGGTGTCCCGGAATACTTCATGTTTCTAAGCTGAGTGACCGGACAGCAGACGTTTTTATTCTTTGCAGGCGGTTCGCAAACTTCGGGTTCAAAAAATGTGGTGATTGAAAAATCAAAGTACTGGCATTTTACCTGCGCCATACTATCTCCCCAAAGAATGATTCATCTGGTTAATCGTTTGGATCGCCTGCGCACTCCGCCCATCCAGCGGTTGTGTATAATCACTGTTATTCATCGCGGGTGCCCCCTCGATTGTCCCACTTTGCCCCGCGCCCACATTGTCCGCCATGCCTGTCAGTGACGCGATAATACCCTGATCCTGATTCATGGCATCCTGTAGTGCGATATTGGGTAATCCTTTTGTATCAACGCCCATCTGTGATAGAAGCTGCTCCAGAATACGCATAACAAATGCCGGAGGCACTTCAAATCCTTTGGCAAACGGTGCAAGAGACTGCAACACCCAAGTCAGATTCCCTTGTTGTTTTTCTTTTTCTTGCATTCCACGAACACCACTGGCCCGGACATTCACATCCCCTTTCAGCGAAGGGTTCGGATTAAACTGTAATTCTATGTCCACAAAGCGTTGTATGATGGGTTCAATCACATGATTTTCTGCATACAGTAAGGGTTGCTTAATCGCCTTACTCGCCTGATTTAACATCATAGAGACGCCCCCCGATGTTCGGCCAAGCGTAGCCGCACCTTCTGTTTGTCCGAACGCCAACCGGGGTATCCCGATTAATTCGTAAGCAGACGCATGGGCTTTATCAAAAATACTCCACAGCTCTCCGGCAAGACTGGGAATAGTATAAAACCGGTAAGCCGGTGCATTCTGGCTGAACGGATCTTGTTTAACCGGCGTAATCTTACGGGGATAAATTTCAGTCGGGTCACCTTCCCCTTTCACACGAGCCGTATCCACTTCACCTAATGGGCCAGCAGAAAAATCCATATTGTTCACGAGTGCGCGCCCCGCCGTCGTACATTGGATTTGAACATCTTCAATCGTTTCCGGAATGCTGCTTCCCCACAGTTCGCCCGGTAAATGGTAAAAGGCCGCTGTATAAAATGGCCGACGCCCCAGTGGATCAGGGTTCAGAACACATTTAATAATTGTACCGGCCAACACCCATATTTCAGATTCATAAAGTCGGTATTCATTACTGATATCAACCCCGTACTCTTTTAATTTTGCACCCTGTATTCGGCCATAATGGATCAAGACATCATAGATACCTATCCACGATAAGTCAGAGACACTGGCAATGCCGGAATCACCCAATGCATCCGGCTCTATTTCGCTACCGGTGGCTTCATAAGGTAAAATGTACTTTTCATGATCCTGCAAGACATAAAATATCGATTCGGCATCAAAACCCACGGTGCCTGACATATCGAGAAGTTCACTCGACGTGAGTCGCTGACGTTCGATAACATATTCACAGGACTGTACATCTTTGGCATTCGGGGAGGGGAAAATATTAAAGGGCGAAATATTATAGACGCGATGAACCATCTTATCCTGATAGACCATTGCCATACCGTCCCATTCTTTCATCTTCCGGGTTTCATAAACGGGGCCTTTCAGAATGGCTAACGGATACGCAACATAGTTATACAGCCATTGACTGAATTCTGTTTTGAAATTTGCCATTTTCAGCTTTTGTAAAACAACCGGATACAAATTATCTGCCGCTGTCTTCGCTGCCTCGTTATAAAACGTCAGCGCCGTTTGCGTCATATTCTTTAACAGGTTCGAGAATAACGATTCATCGCCTCCCGTCATTTCAATGATACGTTGGATATTGGTTTCAATGGCACTCATTAATTCATCCTGTACAGGCGCAGGTAACTGAGCAACAGGATCGGTTTCTAAAACAAAAGGCTGTTCAAGAATAGGGTCAAGGACTTCTTCAATCTGTGCATGGACATTTCGGGTGATCGGGCCGGTAATATTCATGGCAACTTCAATCTCATCATCGTCTGGATCTACCGGCACCGAGTCAATCTGTCCTTTCATCAGGTCAAGGCTACGCTGACAGCGGCGATGTGCATCACTGTTTGACGATGCTGCTTGCGTATAACGTGCAACAATCAAATTTCCCAGTGTCGCATTCATCTTTTCCTTACTGCGTGACAGCTTCGCCATCGTATTTACACCCTGTATTTTTTGCTACGGGCAGGACAACCCGTTTTACGATTACCACAACGCGCGTAATACATATAACCTCCTATCTTAAACGTGATGTTAAGTGTGGTGCAGTGACTAAGATAAAGTTATAAACAACTGCCATATCGGGTTCTTTCGTCGCAAGGAAATAACTCTTCACAATGTCCGATGCCGATCCAAACAGTAATGTCCATACGGTTGCCATCTGCGTTTCTATCGGAATTAACGTCTGACAAAGCGTCGTAACGGCTTCGGGCAGTTCTGTCCCATTCGTCGGACTGCCCTCAATAGTATCGCATATTTGCAGTAAGTCATTAACATTTGATTGAATTCTGTTCAGAAGAACACGTGTTCCATCAATATCTAACCCCTTAATCATACTCTTTTCCTCCGGACAAAATGATACCGGGTGCGTGGTTTTACCCGTTCATCGGGGGCATTGTCGCTGCGACTGTTCACCACATCATAACCCAAACATAAGTACTGTAATGCGTCCATCAGATCCGACACCCAACCAATATGGGATTTTGTCGGCGTCTCCATGACGGTATCCGTCTTACCTTTGATATTTTCATAAATATATTTATCATCGATGGCTTTAATGGTCATGACACAGTTGTCACATATTTGCAGCATAGGTACTCCCTCGCTGTCTAATGTTCGGAGACGACGACTGACCGCTTCAATACGCGGCTCCAGTTTATTTCGGGTATCCCACGGTACGGAGATGGGAATTTTTCGCTGTCGCAATACACCAAAAGGAGACAGCTCTACGGCTTGTCCTTTATCGGCCCCCGCCGGATCACCCCACGCGCCCGCAATAACATTACGCGTATACTTCTGCATGAGAACCGGACGACAATAACCGTCAAACAAGGTGGAGACGGCCATCGCCTCCCCCATCACTTCATCCGTGATCACAATACGCCCTGTCTTCGTCCCAATGCCTATCAGCATGACGGGGGTTCGTCCGAAGTCAAAAGCAAGATAAACCGGGGCACCATCAGGAATACGAACACTATTGCGGGGAATAACATGAAGCGGAACACGAAACTCCGGGAACACCACCTTGCCTGTTTTCAGGGGGGAAAACATTCCTTCAACATAAGCCCGGATATAGTCATCGGAATTTCCCAGCATCTTATAATAATAATTATAGCCGTCAGCCAGATTATGAATGTTTTCGGCTTTTGGATTGGGTATCCATTCTCCGCCGGGATCTTTCGGCCGTAACAAGGCAGGCGGTTGTTTGAATAATTCAAAATACGGGCGACCAATTTCGCGTTCGATTTTTTCCCAGATAGGCTTTTTCTGTAATGACCAGGTATAAAGCCAATGGCTTTCTTTGGGGCCGTTGGTGGTAAATAACATACCTGTCCAGGTAGGAGTGCCCCGCACCGCTGACGGATAACGCCCGATACGTGTTGAAATCACTTCGACAATTTCTTCAGGTATCTCTGAGGCTTCATCAATCATCACCCCCGTCATTTCGGCACCCAGCGCGTCCCCTAATGCCGCTTCACTGTCCATTGCGGCAAATTGCCATTCACTGTGAATGCGCGTTCCATCCGGTAAATCCATCTGCCACGTCGCCAGAATATTGGGGCTTTCCACCACATGGCTGTAATTCATAAGGCCACCCATTGCCAGTTTGAACGTTTCTAATGTGTTACGTTTTAACTGCTTGTTGGTATTTCGAATGACGACCCAACGGGTATAACGCGTGCGGTCTGCGTTGGCCGGAGACTGAATGAGAGAACGGATGATCAAATCTTTAAATGCCTTCGTCGTTTTTGCCGATCCCGCTGGCCCAATGACGCCCCGGATATAAGCATTACTTCGGTGCATCTGTAATAGCGTTTGATGTTTATCAAAACTTAAATCTACTTCGAGACGCGCCATTAATCCGCCTCCATATCAATCACAATCTCCTGTTCCGATACGGCTTTTAACTTCGGTGAAAAGGGACTCTGGTCACCAAAATTAAACACGATATTCGCCGCCGAGCCGGGATTTATCATATCGCTTTTCTCATTACGCGGTATGGCATCAGCCACCTGTGCCATTGCAGTAAAGGCGCGTACACGATCTGAATCTTTTGTATTCTTATTCATCACTAAATCGTGGATGGCATCAAGTTGTGCATCCACCATTAACTTCGCCCTGGCACGTAACATCCCGTTCACGTCTTTTTCCATGTCTTTTCGGAACGTTTTGACCAATAAAGCAAAATCGTCTTCTTTCAGTTTTAAAAGCACATCATCATCCGACAGACTATATGCTTTACAAATAAGACTAATTTTATTATCACCAAAGTAGGCAATATCTCGCGCCAATGTCACGTCTGTCGCCAACATCGTCTGCAATTCACTGCGCAATCGATCATGGATCACCTGGCTTGACCGTTCACTATCCGGAAATGTACGCTCATCAGACCAGAGTTTTTCCGTGTCACTCCACGTTGTTTCTGCTAATTGACTAATTGCGGAAAGCGGATCATGCTGTTCTTCATCAAATAACGAAAAAGGAAAATCATCTGGCCCCAGCATAAGATGTAATGGCTTATCACCGAACATACGCGATTCCTCAGAGGTCATATGTCCTATCCTAATGGTACTATTATTAAATCAGCCCAAAATTTTCCCCGTTACACCCGATTTGGTAATGGCTGTATTTTCGCACCTGGCTGTTCCTTTTCAAATCCCTGTTATTTTGGTAAAGGCTGTCTCTTTCAAAAAGGGTGTGCACTTAATTTTGTCCCTGATAATAAGCCTCATCCCCCTCATGAAACGGGTGAGGGCAATGTTTTTGCAGAAAATTGTACCCTTATGTATGTTATTGTGGGTACGGCTAATGTAATACGCAATCCGGCCATGTATCAACCTGTCTCACAAGGTCTTGGCACCATCGTTGGTGATGGACATAATCACAATAATTCATGTCAAATATCCAGTACTATTACGTACACAAAAGGACAGGTTATTTCAGATTGCCGTGTAAGTCAGAATTGGAAAGACGCTTCACAACCCGATGGCTTTACTCACGATACCGCCAAAGTCAAAGATACCTCCTGGGGGATAACATGAATCAATTAGACGACAACAGAATCCAATTAAAAGACAGCGAAGCCCTTTCTGTCCGCGTAACAGATTGTGCTACCAATAAAAATCAAACGAATAATACACAATCTTATCAATCCGACTATGATGGTAAATCCTATAAACCACCGGTCACCTATCAGGGGCGCACAAAAAATGATCCTATTTATTCGACGTAAGAGTCAACATATTTGCGTTCGACAACAACTGAATCACCTGATTTAAGGTCTTTATCACATCCCCCAGTGATGCGTCTGCGGGAAGAAGTGAGACAATATTATCTTTATTATTTTTATACGCATCAGAAATAGTCGCCAAACTGTATAGATCCTGCGGTGGCAATGTATCTCCTAAAATCGTCGTATCAAGATAGAGCTTTACACGACCATCATGGGCAAAGCCTATTACGCCTCCTCTATACTCCCCCATTTTGTCCTGCGGATTGACTTTTTTAAAGCCAGAAAAAATAACATCAGGTTTACCTTCTGTGAAAACTTTATCTTCTTGATCCTTACTGAAAATATTATTCGAAGCCAGCCAATACGACCCTGCAATATCCTGTATATAAATTTGAGCCATATTACTGTTTAAAAGATCTGCCCACTGAGTGAAGTCAATACTAGCACTCATAAAATCTCTTACAACAACACCGTTTGGTATGAGTGCGATTTGATACGAACCATTACCACTGACTATCACTCTTATTTTGGCAGAAGGATCAGAGGTTGGCCCATTTTTTATGGTATTCGGTGTCGGATTCGTTGTTGCATCGTAGTCACCTTCCCAAATAATGTAGGTCATTGGCCCCGACAACGTATTAAAATCCACCGGATTTTCTTTTGTTGAAGGTAATTCCTTTACATTCACCACTTTTTGTAACTGTTCCACATTCACCGCATCATAAGGCAATGTTCCTGCTGCGACATTGGTGAGTGTTCTCTGCAAATTTGCACCAACGTTGCCTATCGATACGGTATCCGGAGTGGTCACGCTACTTTGATATCCAATAGCGACACTTCCTTTCGCAGTCACTTGTGCTTCATTGCCGACCGCTATCGCGTTTTCAAATGCACTGCTCTTTTTACCAATCGCAATTGCGCCTTTTTCTGTTGATTGTGCACTGAGTCCGATGGCAATAGTCTGATCGTATATGGCCTGTGCACTTATACCAAGAGCAATAGCTTGCGCACCTGTTCCCGTTGCATTTACCCCTAGCGCGATCCCCCCATGAGGCGCAGTCGTATTAGCACTCAGATCGCCCACCTCAGAATCCGCCGCAACAGACAAATAGCGAGCCACCTCTTTCGTAATCCCCACGACATACAATCCCTTTTCTGAATATGTCAGCCCGTTGGAAACGTCATTAGCAATGAATAAACTGACTTTGGTAGGATCATCGGGTTTTTGACTATCTGTCTTCACCTGAAACTGTGTGTAAAGAAAAGATTGCTTTGGCACATAAAGGCCATCATCTTCGCTAAATAGTACATTATCTTCTTTAGCACTAACGGAAGCCCCCTTTCCTGTTCCTCCTGCACTAAAGAGCCCATCCTTTTCCAAAGTCAGTGCATTCCCTTTTTGATTGGACAGTTGAACGCCAATTGTCGTTGTTTTATGTGTTTCATCAACCGTGGTCTGCGTAGTGATAATTGATGCATCTTTTGCGCTGATTTTATCCTCTATCGTAGGGCCTACCTTTCCTTTCATCGAATCTTCAAAGGCTTTTTCTGATGTATCGGCTCCGACAGGTTGTTTCGACTTCCAGAATTCATATGCCGATTCTCCAGTCTTCCCTTCCATATATTTCTCAAAGGCTTTTTCTGATGTATCGGCTCCGACAGGTTGTTTCGACTTCCAGAATTCATATGCCGATTCTCCAGTCTTCCCTTCCATGTATTTTTCAAAGGCTTTTTTCGATGTATCCGAACCCCGAGATTGCTGCTCTTTCCAGAATTCATACGCAGATTCTCCGGTCTTCCCTTCCATGTATTTTTCAAAGGCACACTCCGATGTATCCGAACCCGAAGGCTGGTGCTCTTTCCAAAATTCATACGCAGATTCTCCGGGTTTACCACGGCGCATGGGACGATTACCTAATGTGCGATCATTTTCACAGCCGTTCATTTTATCACCCTTAATAGACCAATTTTTTAACAGTATACCTCTTAACCAACAACTTTTAATGTTCTGTCTTTCTATATCAATAAAGACTCAATAAATAACTTTGTATGACTCAATATGAGATTTTATCGGTGCGCTTATTTGTGAACATACGAATATTTCTCAAATTGAGTCATTGAAAGACTCAATAAATATCTTTGTGTGTTCGATTTTGCACTTATGGATTTTGTACGCTATAATTTTAACTTTTGTATGACTCAAATTGAGAAATTAAAAAGGGGTATTGAAATGCATGTTGCTTGTGATGATGGCTCTACCGCCGTTAAATTAGCCTGGTTTGAAGACGATAAATTAGAGACGTTTACGTCACTGCATTCTTTTCGTAAAGGATGGGCCGTCAATAGCGGAATAGGTAAACGACAACTATTTAATTTTGAAATTGCGAATACCAACTATACCTTTGGGTACGCTGATAGCCGCTCGTTAAGCAGTACCAATATTGAATACCAATACAATGATCTGAATCTGCTGGCGATACACCATGCATTACTAACCAGTGGCATTCCACTACAACCCGTTGATCTCACCGTCACACTGCCTATCAGTGAGTACTACAATGCAGACTGTCAGAAAAACACATTGAACATCGAACGTAAAATCGCCAATGTGCTTCGTCCGATTAAGCTGAATAACGGTGAATGCTTTCCTATCCGCAACGTTGACGTCATGCCGGAATCACTGACTGCGATTTTTTCTGCGGTAGCGAAATATAATGTTGGCCCAATGGAAAAATCGCTGGTGATTGATTTAGGCGGTACAACTATAGATAACGCCATTATTCTCGGACAGTTTGAAGAAATTACCAATATTCACGGCAATTCCAATATCGGTATGAATCTTGTCACAAAGCCTGTTATGTCCGCGTTACAAATGGCAGATAGTAATATGAGTGAATATATGGTTGATGAAGTTATTCGCCAACACAATAACACCGATTTTTTAAAACAGGTTATCAATAACCATGCCAAAATTCCGTTCGTTTTAGATACCATGAAGCAAGCGATAGAACAGTTAAACAAACTTGTTATCAACGAATTATCCGATTTTCGTGATGTTAATCGTGTCTGGATCGTGGGGGGAGCAGCGGAAGTGATTGAACCATCCATTCGGAAAAACTGGCCGATTCCAAAGGAAAAAATCATTGTCGTTCCTAATGCACAGACCGCACAAGCCAGAGAAATTGCGATGTACATGAGACAAAAAGGATCATAATGCTATGACCACTCAAACACCCACACGACAAAAAGTTATCAGCTACTTGCAACTTGACCATACGGCAGATCGTCATGCTAGTCAGGTGATGAGTTCTATCCCACAGCGGGAACGGGGAACATTTCAACGCAATGCGCTTATTTTAATGTCCGCGCTTCATCAAATTGACCCTCGCTTACCGATATTAATCACCACACTTTATGATGGCAAACTCACTCCAGAACAACTTTATACGTTGCTTTGTCAAACGACTGGCTGGAAACCGGATAATGCTCCGATCAATACAGTGACAAGCATGATACCTGAAACGGAGTCCACGTCAGCTTCTCCTGAAATAACGGAAACCGTTGAGACATCCACCGTTTATAATAATCTGGCAGGAAAGTTCTAAATAAACGCCCCTGATAGTCGATTTGTTATCAGGGGTAAAATCACCGGTGAGAAAAATAGTGACGTTTTATTTTTCTTCCGTCTGTTCATGGTTCCGGTGATTGATCGCCCGAAGATGATGTCGAAACGTTATGATCAGATACGCTTGTTGCGCTTGCTCCCCGATATGTTGGGGAATCTCTGTTCCCTCAAGAGCGCCCCCCGGTGCACAACAGGCATAGAACACGCTGACACCGAGTAATTTTCCTAACTCCGTGGCGGGTACGTTGATTCTTTGCCACTCATAAAAACTTTGATCACCCTCGTCATAAGGTATTTTACCTAATGCTTCAAGATAAATATCCTGCATTGTCATTTGGAATTCACCGCGACAAAACTGAATAGATTGCTGTGTTTCATCTTTCTTCCCGATAACAACAATCTCTTTTTTACGGGCTTCAATAATCAGTTTTTCCCAGTCGTGATCTGTCAGGTGTTTCACCTCATCAAGTGGGTAAGACCGTTCCAGCCCCCGTGTTCCTCTATGCATTTCTATAGACAAAGGAATAGGCAAGTACTTTATTTTTGGCACTGAAGCCAATGCTTTTTCCATATCGTCCAGAATAGTTTCAATAGTATAGTGTCTCATTGACATTCCTTAATACGTTTATCACTAACACAAGTATAACAGTCTAAACGTTCATCGGAAATGTTCGTTTTTCATTATAAAAATAGGGGGAGGGGAGTGCTTTTGACATCGGGACATGTTGGTTGACATAGGGGGCATCGGTATATTTAGAAAAACGATGAGGATCTTGTGAGGTTGCCCCACCGCGCGACGGGCGTACCGGCCACCGAATTTCCCATAAGGGGGGCTTCCCACGCGGCTAAAAGGTATTCTGGACGCCAGACAAAACGCGAAATAAGCCCTTGATATTATAGTTTAATATTATAATCACATGACAACATAACGCCGCGTGACAGCTTCTATTACCCTTATTTCACTCGAATGTTCCCTTTGCTATCAGACACAAAAAAACCCCGCATAGTGCGAGGCTGATAATAACTGACGCATTTTTAATCTATCAAAAAGTATACTTTTTGAGATGCGCAAATTTACTCTATCAAAAGTCCTATTATATGTGATTTATCAAATAGCCTTAAAGATATTGATAGCATTGTGCCTTTTAACGCTGACTTATAGACACAAAAAAGCCCCGCTAGTGCGAGGCAGTTAATACCGTCTATTGATTATTACTTAATGTCGTCAATTTCGGGGATCGGTTGCTCTTTCATTGCTTCCAGTTCTAGCAGTAAGGCCATGCGGTTAGTTTGATCAAGCTGCAAAAAGAGTGACTTTATCAATTTATATTGGCGGGCTTGAGGGAGCATCGTAAACCCCTCCGCAATATCACTCATCTTTGTTACGGCAAGAAACGATTTCGCTTTGATCTCGTCGTCGCGCGTATCCGTACCTTTACTACTACTTTTCGCCGTATCATAGCGACTTTTCGCCGCATTAAATAATCGCCTTAGATTATTAAATACCACCTCTGCATTAACGCATTCGTCTGTATTGTTATCTATCGCGGTTACTTTCAGCTCACCCCTATCAAACATATCCTTAATTTCTTGTTTAAAGAAGGGTAGAACCGTTTCTAAGACAGATCCTTTCTTCACAATTTGCGTGACATAAAAAATAAAAACTTCCGCTTTTAATTTATGGTCAGCTTTTGCAACGCGATAGACTTCATTAATTAACGTCTTACGCTCTGTAAGTCCAGTAAGTTTATACTGGTCATGTTTTTCTACTGTCTCTTTCGCTTTTTTCATCTCGGCAATCGCGGCGGCGGCAATCGTTGCCGTTGCTGCTGTTTTCTTTTGAGTCTTAACGGTATTGGTTAACATGATAAACCTCTTCTATAAGTGGCAATATTGCCTAGCATGTAATCAATATAGGTCATTTATTCGCCTATGTCAAACCTAAGATACTATTAAACAACATATAAACACTGTATATAAAAACACCATGCGACCAATAAGACAAGATAAAACGATCTCATTTTCTAAAAATTCAATTTCAAAAACGCAATCATGTTCCTTTATTTTTTTAACCTCTTTTTCTTTTTTACGATCACATAGGTAAGGTGCCGTTATTGAGCGACAGAAAATGCGGGTATGTGATACGCAATAAAATTGCATAATAATTCATTATTAATGAATAAGAAGTCACTAGTATTATTTTGAAATGCTACTACTCCACTTCAAATTTTTATCAAATCGCTGTATAAATCGCGTGGGGCAACTATGTTCTATGACATAGAGCAGTTCCGTCTGTACGCAGAATCATGCTGTGCGCAGCCTGTAATGCGATTCTTTCTGTACGCGCCGAGGAGCACGCCGCTCTGTACAAGCCGGAAGCACGCTTAACATTTTATTAACATATTTTAACAATCGGTTAACAACTGGCTTTATTTATTTCTTTTATTATCAAGTACTTAATCATACGACATAACAGGCGCACCGGATGCTGTTATGTCGCGTCGCCAGTAACTCATTGTTTTTAAAGGGTGCGCAGCAAATAAAAACTGTGCTAACGTTTGCTATCTGTACTGGCGCACGGCATGTCACGTACTATCTCTGCCTGCGCTTTGTACAGAGCGATTTTTTCATATCAAAATCGTAATATAATTGGCATAGAGAAAGAAAAAAGATGTATATATATAATATCATTAATTAATTATAAATATATATATAAGTGTATCGTGTATTGATTTACCTAACGTGCTATTTTTTCCCTGTTTTTTGCAAAAAACATCTATGAAAAAATTGAAGTGTCAAAAATCATTTTTTCTGTTTTCCCCTTTTTTGCATTTCTATTTTTAAGGAGATCTTTTTTTCAATTTTTGGCAAGTGTCATGTAGTGTGCAGTTTTTCAATGCAATACATTGATTTTAAACAACAAAAAATGCTACCACTCTTAAAGATGCGTCTTATAAGACATTGATTTAATTAAATATTTTTAGAAAGCGTTAGAGCAAAATCAAATAGTACGCTTTATTCTTTTATTTCATTTTTATGCAAAACCAAAATAGAAACCTTTTTATTTGACATACATTCATTGCTTGAAAAAATAGATTATTCCTATGCACTCTAAAAAGGTTAATTTCATGAAATACAATGAACTCAATATACAACTTCCCGAATCATTGATCGGCGAATTAGATATATTCCTGCGGGAGAAGAATATCGACAAATCTCTATTTGTCCGTGAGGCCATTACACATCATATGCTGTTATTAAAAGGTGCAGAGCCGACAACGTTTCCTACGCAATATGACGAGAGCATATCACGCAGAGACAGCATTATTCGAAGCCTCGTACTGGATTATCAGGAATTGAGTCGCAGTATAAAAGCACTACGTTGGGATATAGAAGCGACAATAACGGGAATAAATCAAGATGGCGAATTACGAAAACTGATTGCATAAATCATCAGGTTCAAGCGACGTTATAGTAAAAATAATTCACGTAATATCGGAGACACGCATGAAAAATGATACGCGTTCTGTGACATTTGATGTTAATGATTTTGAAACCAGTGATTCATTTATAGTGAATGTGATATTTCCAAATCATGGTTATTGTACGGTGACGTATGACAACAATGATGTCATTACCGCACGCCAAATATTAGTAGACCATCCCACATTCAGATCCATTGCAATTTTGTGTGATGTAATTTGGCCGGAGGATATGGCCGGGCGACCAAAACAGGAAGAATTGGTTGTGACAAAATGGTCATTAGATTTTGAATTTATCAATGAACCCACAGTGGACGTTCTTTTTATTTCTTTACCCGATTAAGCGGAGAATTTAAAAATGAATATAACAAAAGTGATTGAAAAGATGCTACCAGAATATGTTTTACTGGATTTATCGAAAGAGGGAACGTTGTCGAGAGTATATGTACTCGAGGGGGAATTTATACCGGCAACTGATATACACCCGCCATGCATCGAAGTACGCTGTCGTGATGCACCGAGTGCAAGTTATTATCGTGGTAGTAGGGATACGCCGGATGCAGTATCGGATGCCGTGAAAAAATATTACGAGCAGGTAGGCATTAGGCATAATGAAACGGTGATCGAGCATATTGTGCTGGAGTGGCCTGAGACGATGAAGTTTACTGCGATCCTCCTTGTTGTTGAAGGGATCTTATCCGCGTTAAAGAAATGACTATCGCAGCAGTCTCAGTCATAGAGCACACTCCTTTACAAATTTCTAAATACCATCAAAGATAAAATCCATTGCTGCCTTAATTCTGTCACGGTACTGAGTTGCATCACAAAATTCCGCACCCAAAGCGCGAACAGGTACACTTGCCAATTCATGCGTCATGACCGCATATTCTTTGTCGTCTATCAGTCTGACAAGCGGGATCATTCGCTCCGGGCGAGCGTTATCGGGATATTTTTCAATAGGCAGCAATGGAATAACAATTCTTCGGTTTAATTGCCCAATAATGTCGCTGGTGACATCCAGTAACAGAGGATAAACAGAGGTTCTTCCAGTATTACAATAAACGGTGAATTGCATAATTAAAATGTCCTGTATTCATCACTGAAACAGCCGTGTTCATCATGAAAACGGTTTAATGCTTCCAGAGCTTCTGCGTTTTCTTCCTGCCATTTCTTCGCCTCATAATGACGTAATTCTGCATCCAGAGCAGCGGAAAAGGTTGCGCTGAAATTGATGCCTGCCTCACGTGCCCGACTCAGTAAACCTCTTTCTATGGTCATTGTGACACTTTGGGTATTTCTTTGTTTTACTGTCATGATTGATTTCCTCCATTAACATATCGTGCAGATTACACGTAAATATACACAAACACAATCACAGTGCTTTTTTATTCTTTTTATTGTGCGAGCTACAATTAGTTGCAATACTTAATGTTGTAACTTGCACAGCAACTTTTCGAGGTAACTTATGACAACAGAAACGATAGATCATTCTACCCTCTACCGCTTGGTTGACGCGGGTGTGGTGCGTGATGCACAGGTTGTGAGTACACTTGATGGCTGGATAGTGACCGTAAAGTATGGCATCGCAGAGTGTGCGCTAGCCGCCCAGCGCAGTGGTCAGGTACGTCTGTTTAAAAAATTGGAAACGCTGGTGAATTATCTGCAAAGCATCGGGATTGCCCAGTTTAATGTTGACGCCTCCAACTACAGCGCAGAACACCAGAGCAAGAATGCGCGTCCCGATAGAGCCGTCGCGTTAAAACGTGCACATGAAGCGGCTGCCTATGACGAGTGGTTCAAGGCACAGGTGCAAGCGTCCATTGACGATCCGCGTCCTGCGATAGCCCACGAGGATGCTAAACGTCATTTTGCGTCCAAAAAAGACAGTCTACGTAAGGGATTATAATGCGCCTTGAGTGGAAACCTATGGCTTTGGCGGACAGGGAGCAGATCATGGATTATATCGCTCAGGATAATCCACAGGCCGCGATTGTGCTTGATGATGAGTTTGAAGCATCGGCAGAGCGGGCTTGTCTGCAACCTGAGATGTACAAGCGTGGCAGGCTGAAAGGGACGCGGGAGATCGTGGTCAGACCGCACTATATACTCATATACCGTGTTGAACGGGATATCCTGATGGTTTTACGTATTCTTCATGCTGCGCAACAATGGCCGCCAACGGAATAACAGAATTTCTGACGGTTTAGGCATAGAATTCTACAACAGTGATAAGACATAAGTGTCTAGAAGGGGGACAAATGTCACAAGGGGCAAGATTCGTCGAGAACAGTTATTTAAAAGAACCCACAGAAGAGATGCACCCGAAGCTAAAAGAAACACTGTGGTTTTATATAAAGGGCAGTCTGGCGCACACACGGGAGCTATTACGTTTAGCACCGAGTAATGCTGCGTGTCCACGAGCGTCCGATGTGCGCGGATGGATGGAAATACTGGATCTGAATACGGTGGGTATTGCGCGTTTATTAGGGGTACAGCGGACAAGCGTTGCGACGAACTACCTGAAACCGGATTTGGAGAAGCAGGTGGGTATGACGGCACCGCGTTTACTGCGGGCGGGGTTGCTAACGGGGTATTTTAAACACCATCCCGATGCGCCTCAGTATTATGCGGCGATGGGCTTACTGGATGAGATGGTTAAAAAGGGTGAGCTGGACAAGATATGGTATACCATTGTGAACGCGAAGAAACATGGTGCCAAACCCGAAGTGATTGATCAGCTCCGAGAGGCCGCCATTGCGACAATGTGTCCGCAATATCCCATGAGTTTATCAGATCCCGGTAATGTAGCGGGGTCGGACGATAAAAGTGCGGCTAGAAAAGTGCGGCCAACGCGGGAAGTGTATCGGATGGAAGCCGCTGATAAACGCCGTTTGAACAAGGATTACTCACGACATGTGATTGTCGATGAGGATTTTACCGGCGCGACATTAGACGGCATGTACAATGAAACGGTGTTCGTGAATTGTATCTTTAATCAAACCAAGTTGGTGGGGCAATTCTATGATGCCGAGTTTTACCAGTGTCAGGGGACACAAATCTTACTCAATGGCTTCTTTGACCGCGCACAATTCTACGAAGCACGCTTTGATGTGATCGAGCTGAAAGGGTCATTCACATTCAGTCGTCTGATCTCCTCCTTTTTTGGTAATCCCGATGGCATTGAGGCAAAACCGGAACAATTTGAGGGTGCAGAGGGTATTCTTTCCTATATCGATGTCCGGTTGCCCGAACCCCGCACGATAGATGGCCGCGAAACGCTATCAAAATGGATACAAATTTTCCCGGCGGCAAAAGCATGGTCACGCACGACTCAGCCCGGAACCCCGATGGGTGACGTCTTACATGACGCATATTTTTCTGTATGATTGAAAGAATTCGCGCTGTGTAGCTATTAGCTACACAACCTGTTATACTCTTTGTATATCTATTAGCTATACAGGTGATGTATGAAAACACAACCGAAAGAAACGCCAATTAATATCCGGGCAAAAGCCTTTCAACGGGATCTGATTGACCACGCAGCCAGTCTGAATTCAAAGACGCGGACTGATTTTATCTTGGATGCCGCTTGTCGCGCAGCCGAAGAGTCCATCCTTGAGCAACGTCATTTTTTCGTTGACGAGGAAAAATATCAAGCGTTCATGCAGATGCTGGAGAAACCCCTTTCTGAAAATGAAGGCTTTAAAAAACTGATGGAGTATAAAGCACCGTGGGAATAAGCGCACCGGAATTACTCACGGCTGACCACAATCTCAGTGATTTTTATTGTCAGCACGAAACATTAAATGAATGGCTTGCACGCCGGGCTTTAAAGAATAATAAGCTCGGTGCAAGCCGTACCTTTGTTATTTGTAAAAAGGGGACAAAAGACGTTATCGGTTATTATTGCCTGAGCGCAGGATCAATTCATCATATTGATGCAATCCCCGCGCTTAAACGTAATATGCCGAATCCTATTCCCGTTATTCTTCTCGGCCGCTTGGCTGTCGATATAAAATATCAGGGGCAAAAACTGGGCGCATTGCTGCTACAGGATGCCTGTAAGCGTGTCGCCAGTACTGCGGAACAAATTGGTATCTCAGCGATAATTGTCCATGCTCTTGATGAGAATGCCCGCATGTTTTATTCCCGTCTTGGTTTTACCCAATCACCGCTAGAACCCTATACATTGATGCTGCCATTAGGTAGATAAAAATAACCAATATTATTCGGGATAAAATAATATAACCTCTCTTTCCATCGCTTTAATGTAAACTTAAAATATAAAGTTGAAGTTTTAATGTTATTTAATATTCATCGAAATATAAAAAAGAGTTTTAAATGGCTTGGATTTATCATTAGTTCTGTCGATAGAGAATTAATTGTGGAATGAGTATGAAAAAGTTTATCCTGTTAACATTATTATGTTTTCCCGGCATAGCCCTCTCTGCCACTAAAACACCCTCTCAAAAAGCGTTAGATTATTGTGCAACCGTTGATTCCTGGGCGGCACAAAAAGTCATTGATGCCGAATTGCGAAAAGGGAAAGAATTGGATCGTGAGAAAGCTACCGCTTCTTTGATTAATAGAACGAAATTAGTCAGTGGAAAGAATGCGATCCAACTCGGTGAATGGGGACAATTGTACACGCAGACAATTGAAGTCTCTGTTCCCTACATTGATAATCAAAAAAAGCCGATGCGATTGATTGTTTCGTCAATTATTTCTGCTGAAGAATGTTCCCTTACAGAGCCTGCTTATGTCGATATGACATTGGGTGATTATACTTCCCATCAAAAATGAATAAATAGCCCATGTTAATTATCGCATGGGTTGTTTTCACCTCCCTCATTTGACATATAAACCCTACCTGAGAAAATAACCTCATTAAATTAATTAAATAGCACTATTTTTAACGACAGCTATTTATCTTTAATCACACCCTTCATTGAGGAATTAATTATGTCTTCAGAGAGAGAACCCATTACGAAAAAAGAAGTCAGCGACGCCAAAAGAATGCAGTTTTTGCCACATCACTTTGGGCGTTATTTTATGAACGCTGAGACATACCTTTATAACTGGATGGACAAATATGCTACGGATTATAATGGCGATTATTATTCATATTATGAATTGTCTAACGGTGGAATATTAATCTGTCCTGCTAAGCGTTATTCGTTATGGTCACCTAATGGTGAATCTTTTGACGATTTATCATCAGAACAAGTGGGTATTACAGTAACACTCTTTTTACTGAATCATTTCATGTTTAAAACCTATGAACAAGAACAGAGAATGGCGGAGGACTTTAGTCGTAAATACGAAGGATTACTCGATTACGGTGCAGGATTAGGACAAGAAATCTGGACACCCATACGAGCCTTAATTGATTAATTTCCCTGCCTGACAACACTTCCCGGTTATGAAACCAAAATAGCATCTATGTCATTAAGTTCATGGAGGATATTCCACGCTTATTTGACATAGGTGCATACAGGAAGAAAATAATATTCATCGAGAAAGAAATAGGATTTATATGTGAGGTATAAATATGACACCTTCTATTTTTGTCACGACAAAAAAACGTTTCGAGCGCGATCCAGGTAACGGAGAGTGGTTCGATTTATTGGACTATTACGATGAAGAGGAATTTTTAGAGGACGTAAAGGCAACTTGTGGAAAGCTAGATGAGGACGATACTTATTTTTTTCCCGATTGGATAGACATTCCTAAAGAGGCACTGAACAAAGAAGGGCATGTGAACTGGGAATATATCGACGTACTCTCTCAGTTAAATGATGATCGTCACAATGCCTATTATGCGTATTGTACGAATCTTCTTTATATTGTCGATAAAGCGACCTTTGAAAATGCCTATATTACCACTCTGGCTCAAGGGGAATCAGAGTCCGATTTTGTTATAGAGTATGAAGGTGATTTTTTAGATGATAAGGCGATCCCTGAGATATGCCGACTTTATTTTGATTGGGATGCCTATACACAGGATCGGTTTACTGATACCTATATATGTTATGAAAAACATATCTTTTATAACAGATAATTCACGCAGATGGATAACAGGAGAAAAACGATGGCAAAATTTATTACTTTGCCAGCCGGACAGGTGGTGAATCCGACAAATATTGTGTATATAACGAATGTCCTGAAAGTGCGGAAAGGCCCATCGAGTCATATTCTCGCAATGACTCCTGAAGAGATTGAGAATATACCAGAGCAGGCACTGTATGCGTTTCGCATAAACATGATCGATTATCATATTTGGGTATTCGGACAGAATACGACATCTGAACAATCCGCTGAGAGCATTCGAAATAGTATTGTCTCGCAATTAACTACCGACTAGGAATAATTCTTATGCCAGAGCTTCAACTCGAAACGAGAACGTCTGCTGTTATTTCTACAGCACACTTATCACAGTCAGATATGGAATTACTCACACAGTACACTGAGCGTTTCCACGATGAAGGGGATATGGTTGTACGTATGCCTGAGAAAGTAATACGTCTTTATAAGGAAGGTATCGAAATCTGTCTGGCAACAGACGAACATTTAGAGTGTATGGAGGAGATAGCAAATACTCTTGACTTATCAGATGGTTTTCTCAATAATCTGCAACGAATAAAAGAGAATTACCCTGATCTTTATTCTATCGTTTTTGACCAAGATGCCTTCTTAGTTTCCGGTTTAATCGAATTTGATTGGTAGTACAAAATATTGAATGATTAATTACTCATTCTTAATCAGACAGTTCGGCTCCATTATAATGGAGCTATTTTTTTATCTGTTATTTGACATACATACCGTACTTGAGAAAATAAAGATATATTTTCAAGAGGAGAAAGATATGTCAGGTAATTATCATGACTCAAGACCGCGTTGTCTTGTTTGTAAAGGGCACGGCTGTTTTATTTGCAATGAAACAGGTTTACTTTCTGAATTAACTTACAATAACGAATCTGTCTCTGTACTCGCAAAGACCGTATTCAGCACGTCTGATGTGGATAGCTATATTCAGACTATCTGTAAAAAAATTAAGAAGGTTATACAAAGTGGAATAAAAGTCTCATCTTTAGAAAAGTACCCCCTTGACGAATTTATGTGGCAATTAAAAAAAGAGATCAGAGCAGATATTAATGACAATATACCCCATTCCGATATTGGGACATGGTGGCGGATAAATAAAGAGGTATTACCCGCAAAAGAAGCCATAGAGGAATGCTACCTTTTAATTGACCTGCGCACAGCGTGTGATATGGGTGAAGTATGGTGTGAGGAACGTCGGATAATCCGAGATGATTACTTTGATGATTATTGTATCGAAGAGTTATATGAATTGGGATACCTTTCCTATCGAAATGCAAATATTATAAAATCATCATGGTTAGAGCAATTCATTGACCGGGAAAAATTAAAGGATACGATACAATCCGATTACATTTCTATTTCTTTATCAAACGGGGTGGAGTATTGGATTTATAATCAGTAGGTATTTATAAATGAAAATTAAACCCGAACATTATCAAGAATTAAAACGCCTATATATTAAGACAATAAAAACCGTTTCTTTACCTCATGAAAAAAATTTATCCGACACGTATAATCGTTGTTTAGAATACATCGAGATATCTAATGAGCAACGTAAGAATCTTCGTTTACGCTGGCATTTTTATTTCATGGCAATCAATAGGAAAGGAATTTACTCTGACCACTATGAAAATGGACGCTGTGGATTTGGCGGGATATTGCATTCTTATTTGAATGACGATCACATTGATACTGCCCTTAAAAAAATAGTAACGGAGCTGGATTTTTCACAGGGTGAATAATGTTTTCCTATTCGTTTATTTTACATAGCAGCCATATTGAATAATCATAAAACAAGAACAGAATACGGGAAAACGCATAACCATTAAAACCTTTTCAGCAGTCACATAAAAGTATATGGTTAATGGGCATTAAGACGTCCCGAACATATTCTATTTTGGTTAGCCTATGTAAAGGTGTATTGTTATGCAACACGTATTAAAAGAAGCCTATACCACACAGGAAGAGGCACGTCATGTTGCACAAAGAATGGCAAGTGCAGCGGGCGTACCCATTTGGATTTATCATCGCAAGCATAAATGGTTTGTCAGTGGCGCAGTAAATTTGTACGGACACAGGCCAATCATTCCGTCAGTAAAAGAATTCCGGCGTAAGCATCCGATTTATACGTACTGGAAACGAACCGACATTCCTACAGTACATTATGTCAGTTTGTATGCAGGAAAGTATTATATGCTTGTGGACAACCTGATTACTGCCGTCCCGCTTTATACGCTAGTCTATTTATTATCACAAGGAAGCCTGTTAGTGATATCACGGACAGACGAGGATAATACGGCAAAAGAAGTAACGTATTATTTACGACGTTACCTGACAGATCAGGTTTTATACCGTTCTGTCGGTTTTCGTGTCTTTATCGTTCTTGCGGATAAAGATTGGGATATGCTGAAAACAAAGATGTATAACGCGGCGTTGATTTATGACGCGCTCTGGAAACCACCAGTTGGTATAACGCAGGAGGAATCATGGCACGTACTCCCGAATCAAAAGTTAAGGAACAAGTCGATAGTTTACTAGCGCATGTCGGTGCCTATGTTCTTACCCCCACGACAGGTGGCTTCGGGCGTAGTGGTCATGCTGACAAAATATGTTGTGTACCAGATAAACAGGGTGGACAGGGATCATTTTTGGCCGTTGAGGTCAAAGCGGGAAAAAATAAACCCACGGCACTTCAATGCAGACGCTTACTTTCCGCACTGAATGCCGGTGCCTATGCCGCCGTCGTGAATGAAACCAATCTGTCTGTATTTCAAACCTGGTTAGATACTATTCATAACGGTACGCTTGACGGGCCACGATACCTGTTACCGAAAGGGATTACGCTGTCTGTTAATACAAAAGTCGGAAGATGAGATATAGCGTGTTAGGGATAGCCGCCATGAAATAAATCGAGGGGGTTTAATGAAATACGTGCGTGTCACTCTTTCCTGCGAAGAACAAGAATGGTCATATGATGCCGAGGAGGATTTGAATGAGGAACAACTCATTCGTTATATTACTGATTTACAGAAAAAAATAGAACACCATTATAAGCGTCCGCCCGCACATTACGATAAAGAAAAGCTACAAATGGCAGAGCATCATTTGCAATGTTTAAAAGAGCTTCATGACCGCCGTCAAGACACCGTAAGCCTCCCCTTTATGTCAAAGACCGGTGATTGGGTGTTGATGTTCTGCCTTATCGGGATGCTTTATCTGATTATCAGGCCACTACTGGGCATTGGAATATAACATCATGTTATACGCATACGATTATGGGATCAGGCAGCAGGGCATATTCAATGATAAGGAAAAGCAGCACGCCTGCAACAACTTAGCCAATGCGCTCGCGTCTGATTTTGACCGTATTCCGAAAGTCTTTTTGGATTTTGAAACGTTTTATGATCCCGCCAATAAATACTCGTTATCCGCAAAAGGCATGACCTATGAAAAGTATGTTCGTGATCCCCGCTTTCAGGTCATACTGTGCTCCATTATCATTCCGGATACGGGCGAACGGTACTGGATACCCAATCATAAAGGTGCCGTGAGAAAAGAACTGGAATCCCTCCAATTACATGACTGTAATGTCCTCGCACACAATACTCCCTTTGATGGTTTTATTCTGTCAGATTACTACGGTATCGAACCCCGTGAATTTACCTGTACCCTGACGATGGCTCGGCCATTACACGGTGCAAAAGCAGCAAACAGTCTGGCCCGATTAGCCAAAGGGTATTCGTTGCCGGAGAAAAAAGACGACGTTCACCATGTAATGGGAATGCGTCTGGAGCATTTCACCGCAGCGGGCTTGCAGCGGTACGGGGAGTATGGTCTACGAGATGTCGATATTTTACCGCCCCTCTACGGTTTGTTTCGGTGGCACTATTCTGAAATGGATATGGTCACGATGTCCGACACGATACGGGCGGGTTGTGTCTGTCAGTTTGATTTGGATAAAGCATTATTACGTGAGTATATTCCGCGCCTGATACAGTTACAGGAAGATAAACTGGCAAAAATTTCGGCGGCTTTTTCACAAGATGTTGAGACGTTTCGTCAACGCTTATCGTCAAATCCCCAATTTGCTGAGGTACTGATGCAATTGGGTGTAGAAGTGCCGATGAAAGACAGTAAGACTGCCAAGAATCCGGACGGATCACCCAAAAGGACGTATGCTTTTGCCAAAACGGATATGGGGTTTAAGGCACTGTTAACGTCAGGCGATCCCTTTCTGGAAGCAGTCTGTGAAGCACGCATGGGCGAGAAGTCCACGATTGGCATTACACGGGCCAAAAATCTATTAGATATTGCGCATCGGGGTAAGATGCCGATCCCCCTGAAAGCCTTTGGTGCGACGACGGGACGGTGGGTTGGCTATCAGGATATTAATGTCCAAAACTTTCCCAAACGTGGGGGTGATCTGACCTTGCGAAGATCTGTGCGGGCACCCAAAGGCTATTCGGTCGTGACCTGTGACTTAGCACAAATTGAAGCCCGACGTATGGCAGACCATGCAGGACAAAACGATTTGCTGCTACAGTTTGCCCGCAATGAAGATCCTTATTCTGACTTTGCCACGACATTGTACGGTTATGAAGTGTCAAAAACGAATGGGCGAAAAAAGGAACGTAACGTAGGTAAAGAGGGCATTCTGTCCCTGCAATATGGTTCGTGGTTTGAATCCTTCTATTTACGACTTCGCACGGCTTACGATCTGGATGTAACCAAAGAGTTCTGTCATGACGCTGTTTTACTGTATCGTGACCGTTATACAAATATCGTTCAGTTCTGGACAGAGTGCCAGAATGCCTTAGACGTCATGCTTTATGGCGGTTCCTATTCTTTTGGTTATGAAAATAACTATACCGCCATGAAAAACAGACTTATCTTGCCGGATGGTTGGGTATTACGTTATGACGATCTTCGCATCGCCGGTAAAGATGAACTGAACCGCGACATTATTTTATATACCGATGCCGAGAAACGGGAAACCCGTAAAATTTATCGCGGCATCATTGCGAACAATGTCACACAAGGCAGCTCGACACGGATTTTGCAGGGGATGATGATGAACCTGCGAAATGACGGCCTTTTCTGGTGTTTAACCGTCCACGATGAATTAGCTTTTCTCGTGCCAAACGAAGACCTTTCTGATTGTTGTGCACAAATCCAATACAGGATGAGAGAACGCCCCGATTGGGCACAACGGACACCAATAGATTGTGAGCTGACGGTTGGCCCCAATTATGGTGATCAATATGACGAAGATATCTGGATGGCGTCTGGCTTTAATCAGATTAATGCCGAAGCCCTTTTGAAAGAACGCAACCAAACGCAATAAGGACAAACATGCAGCCCAAAATAAAACGCGATACCTTATTTCTCATTGCGGATGTAGAGACATTATCGAATCTGGCCGGGGATAAACCTTTAGTGTGGGAGGTGGGTCTGGCCTTAGTGCGGGGTGACGGCCTGATACTGGGATCGTGGGGGTCACTGGTCAATGTGCAGGATATGATGGCACGGGGGTTTAAACAGACACCCAGTACGCTGGGATGGCTTATGAGCCAAGACACCGATGTTCGTGCCCGGTTTCAACTTGCGTGTGAATCTGACACACCAACACTCATTGATGTCATACACGAAATGACCGACTGGATTAAAACCACCCTCAGTACGCAGATGAATAAGGGAGAAATTTTTTTTCCTGTTCGTAATCTGTACTTATTGGGCCGGGGTGCAGCGTTTGACTGTCCGATTATGGAAGTGCTATACCGTGAAGTGCATAGTGAACCTGCCCCCCTACCGTGGCTATTCTATAATGGCGCGTGTCTGCGTACTTTTGAAATGATTTTCCCGATACGCGCAGCTCACACCGGCACAGCACATTGGGCGGAACATGATGCCCTATGGGAAGCGCAATGTTTATCACAACAGCTCGCCGTGTACTGGCAGTTTGCGAGTCAGATTAATGCGGCGTGTTATCAGATGGACAAGCAGGCGACATCCTCTCTACACACAGAACTCACCCCATTAGGCAGTATTCTGACGAACGATACCGACAATCCTCTCACGCTGTATGCGAAATCCGATAGAACTGACAGTACCTCTTTACCGGATACGTATCAATATACTGATGAACCCTGCTTACATCAAAACTGCCCGGATTGTCATGGCGTGTTTGCAAAATCCAACGGTGAACCGTGTGTGCACCTCATGAGCTGTCATTGTCCGCGCTGTAAAAAAGAGAGGATGTAAAATGGCACAAGTCATTATTACCGTGACCGATTTACCGAATGGTCAAATTGATATCCATTATAATTTTGGCGACGATTTTATTGGCCCCCAATCGGCTGCCGAGGCAGAAAAGCTAACGGATGCGCAACAGTTCAGTATTATCATCACGCAATTTATCACGGGATGGATGTTGGATTCGGAAGCCAGAAAACAGGCCGATGACCAGCCACTGATACAGGTTCCCGGAGCGAAGACCGATGGGTAAGATAATATTTTCAGAAAAAGAAAAAGACGACTTAATTGCACACCCACTGGATCATGATGTTGAGTGGCCGAATAAAATCCATAAACCGGTTGGCGGCGGTAAACTGTTGTCGCTGGCCTTATCCTTTTCAAAACTGAGTCAGTATCAGCAATGCCCCAGGCGCTTTTATGAACAACACCTGACACATAATATTCCCTATACGGATACGCCAGCCACCTTGTGGGGCACACAGGTACACCAGGCACATGAAGATTATGTGCTAAAAGGCCAACCCATGAATGCCGTCGTAAAGGAAAAAATCGGAACGGGTGTGGCTGATATGTTAAAGAAAAAATTTAATATCTTAGTGACTGAACAGCGTGTGGGTATTCCGCTTTTTGGTGAACAGGAATGGGCGATTAAAGCCAATGGTCAGGTTGCCAGTTGGTTTGATACATCCACCGTTTTTATGCGGGGAAAAACCGATTTAGGCATGGGGAGTCTCAAAAAAATTTACCTGTATGATTATAAAACAGGAAAAGATCGTTACCCGAAAACCGATCAGTTGGATTTAATGAGTGTCATGGCAAAAGCGCAGCCGACAATGCAACGTTATACGCAATTTGATAGTGCCCTGATATTCTTAGAAGCAGGTAGTGTTAAAACGCATACGACACATCTTCATGACGAAGGGCATGAGATACAAATGCGGAAATTTTTGCGGGAATCTTTACGTATTATTGATTCTTATGAACGGGATTATTGGCCTGAACAGACATCGCCGTTGTGTGCCTATTGCCCGGTGATGAGCTGTCCCTTTAATGCCACGGATCAGAAATGACGACTGTTGACATATAAGCAGATATACTCATGACAATGAAAGAGAATCCGGATGTCACGTTTCTAACAATAAGGGGTGACGCCTTATTGGTATTAATTCGCAATTTATACGAGCGACGAAAAGAAGAACAGGCCATGCTGGAGACCATTCTGTCAATGATGGACGCATTGGATAGCAGTGTTCAGATTGCCGGAGAAGGTGCCACAAATGCGAATGCCAGATTGGTCAGCATCCTTAAACAGCTAAAACCCAAAGAAACCGCAGGGCTATCTGAAGAAGAGATAATGAAACTTGTCGGAGGACAATGGAATGAAACACATTCTTAAGGCGAAAGATTTGCGGGCATTAATGACCTATAATCCGGATACGGGTGGCCTTTTTTGGAAAGCACGGACACCGGAACTCTATCGGAAATACAGTCAGGCAAGTCAGGGAATGGCGGAACGTTCCTGTACCTGGTTTAACCAACGCTACGCGGGTGAACACGTGGGTATTACAATGAATGGCAATAACACGTATGTTCGGATCGCGATTGGCAGTGGTGCAGGAAACATCCGAAAAAACATTCTGGATCTGATTTGGGTTGTCGTGACAGGCAAAGAACCCTATGGCCTTGTTCGGTTACTGGATACGAATTGTGCGCGTACCGTGGACAATATTGTGTGTCTTTCCCCGCATATCGCACAGCTCTTTCGTAATCCTCGTGCGGGTATTTACCGTAACCGTGAAGAAAAAACCTTTTACTGGCGCATTTATCAGGGAAAAAGTCTCGATCAGCAAGGGGGATTTAAAACTATTCAAGAAGCTCGCGTGGCTCGTGATAATAAACTCAAAGAATTAGGTTTATGGCAGGAAACATTATTAAATGACGTATATTCATAAGGCGCAATGATGGCGACGTTGCAACTCTACCAGCAACGGGCGCTCGTCATTCAAGGAACAGAACAAGAGCTGGCACGGGCACGCGTGTTGAATCCGGGCGGACTGATTGACCTGGGCGACAATACGGTGGCCTATAAGTGGGACTATTATAACGCGGCACTTCTGGCGGTTGCCGATTTACCCGCAGTGAGTCCGATTTATCGGGATTATCATTGGCCCGGCCCCAGTGATTTTCGTCCGTACCAGCACCAGATTATTTGTGCGGATTTTTTATGTCTCAGGAAAAAAGCCTATTGTTTTGCGGGGACGGGAACCGGTAAAACCGCTATTGGCCTATGGGCCGCGCATTATCTGTATACCCTCGGCTTGGTCAAAAAGATCCTGATACTGTGTCCATCTTCCGTATTATTGGATGCGTGGCAGCCTACCGCCGCAAAATTGTTGTTTGGTGAGGCCGATTTTACGGTCATTGAGGGAACCGTAAAACAGAAACAAGAGCAGGTCGCCTCTGCTGCGCCGTTTCATATTACGAATTACGAAGCATTGAAAGGACTTCATAAAAAATTTAGTCAAAATCATTATGACCTGATTATTCTGGATGAAAGTACGAAAATAAAGAACAGAGAAACCGATATATGGTCACTCGTTTATCCCCTTGTGCGTAAGGCCACGTATGCATGGCAAATGACTGGGACGCCCACACCAATGGGGCCAAAAGATGCGTTCGGCCAGATTTGTATGTTTGATGGTTTTGGCAATACGGTGCCGAATATCTACTGGTGGGAAAATTTAACGACATGGAAGAAAAAAGACGCTTTCAAACGATTCCCCCTCAAGGGGTGGCAAGCTACCGTCGCCAAGTACATGAAACCAGCGCTCCGCATTCGTACACGGGATTGTATCGATTTACCACCGATTGTGTATGAATCACGTTATTTGCCGTTAACAGCGGTACAGAAAGCAGCGATTCAAATGTTACGTACTCAGAAGATGGTTAATTTGGCGGGCGAAAATATCATGGGTGATAACCGGGCCATCTTATTGGATAAAGTTGTACAGATTTGCTGTGGTGCAGTCCTTTCTGAAAGTGGAGAAGTAGTCGAAATGAAGCCCACAAAGCGGTTGAATGAGTGTCTGGAAATTATTCACAGTGAAGAGGGGAAAGTACTTATTTTTGCCCCATTCCGTGCCGCCGTCGAAATGATTACCCGTTATCTACGTTCAAAAAATATCGCCGTGGGGGTTATACATGGTGGCATCACGAGTAAGAAAGCACGTCAAAAAATCTTCGACAGTTTTCAAAATGACCTAAAGGGACAGATGCAAGTGATTGTGGGTGTGCCCTCGGCATTTGCACACGGTGTCACGTTAACGGCAGCAAGTCATGCTATTTGGTACGCACCGTTTGCCAGTACCGAAGTGTATTTACAGGCAACAGCCCGCATGGAACGTAACGGACAAAAACACCATATGACAGTCACCGAAATGTGGGGCGATCAACGGGAAAAACAACTTTATGACATCATCGCAGGACGCGCCGAAGCGCAATTAACTTTATTAGATATTTACAGGAGTCTCGCAAAAGACAACTAGGGGGCAATAATGAGTGATCCTTTTATCGGTATCTCAACCGCGCAATTGGCCGCCGCGCATATTCAATTGATGCAGCAGAAAGAAACGATTGAAGCTGTCCACAAGGCCGCAATGGAGGAAGAAACAAAAGGCATTGCGGATCAGTTACGCGTCCTGTATTACGAAATACAAAAACGGATGCAACAAGAGAAAATTCATGCATTAGATACAAATGTCGGTAAGGTTCTCTTAAAAACAACTGTAGAATACAATGTGCAGGATTTGAATGCCTGGGGCGATTTTATTGTCACCAGTCAGGACTTATCTTTTTTCAGTAAGAGCATTTCAAAACCACGCGTGGAAGCGTACAGAAAACAACATGGTGATGCGTTGCCACCGGGATTAAAGGCATTTACACGACAACACATACAATTCAAACCCGTGAAATAAGGAATTCCTGATGAATAATTCTATCGTGACCTTTGATCATAATTTACCGGCGCATTTGCGCGATGAGCAGGACGGTCTGAGTGCTTACTGGGATGAGGTGGGTCTGTCCAGCTTTGCCCGTATCAAAATGAAAGGAAACAGCTTACAGGCGTTTATTGGGCCGGAACTGGTTGCACAGTCACAACCGCTGCAACCTATGACCGTCGTCATGTTACGGCCATCAAAGGTCGGACGCACCTTTTATCATGGCATCTATGTTGAAGGCAGCAAAGAAGCCCCCGATTGTTATTCTAACGACAATATTACACCCGCTGCCGATGCAAAAGATAAGCAGTGTACCCGCTGTGATTTATGTCCACAGAATCTACCCGGTTCTGGCATCAATGGCGAATCACGGGCCTGTCGTTATCGACAATCTATTGCCGTCTGGACACCAGGAGAAGGTGACAGCACGTGGGATACCATTTTTCAGGTAAATTTATCGTCCACCGCTATCTTTGGCGATAAACCGAATCCAGATGGTTATATGGGACTGAATGCCCTGGTAAACTGGTTTAGGCGACAAAAATTAGACCCCTCGAAAGCCTGGATTCAGCTTGCTGTCGATCCTTACTCAGAACATAAACGTATTGTGATGAAACCCGAAGGGTACATCAACGATCCCGAAGAGTATCAACAGGTACGAAAACTGATTGAATCTGACGAACTAGACCGTGTACTGCGATTGGGTGTGTTAGATACGGAACAGGCAGAACAGATGAATGCCGAAGGATTCGGACAGATGCCTGATCATCTGCAAACACCCGCCGCTCATGCACCGGTACGCAATACCGAATCGGTGAATACCGGACAGGAAACCGTCGATCCCTTTACCGGTGAAATTCTTTACTATGACACTCCCATCACTGATGACATCCCTACATACTGGCAGAATACTGAGACGAAAACTGTTGTCATGTTACAACCGGGGACAAACTTACCCGTTGACACACAGGGCATAGAAGAAGTCACGTTAGCCGATTATCAACAGTATGAAGCGCGATTAGCGGAAGAACGTCGTCGCGCCGAAGCGCAACGTCGCGCAGAAGAACAACGTTTAGCCGAAGAACGCCGTCAGTCAGAGGCCCAGGCAAGACGTGCGGCGGAAGCCAATCGGCAGGTAAATGGCGCTATCGCAGGTCGTACACGTAACAGAACATCAGTGATAGAAAGACAAAACACGTCTGGAGACGTTCAGGAAAGAGGTGTACGCACGCGTAGCCGAAATGCGGCGAATACACTACAGAATACATCAACAACACAAGATAATACTGTACGTACACGCAGTGGGCGTAACGAATCCATATTACAGGATGCCGTTTCACATCAAGATGAGCCAACTCAGACACGTACCCGAAATACCGCCGCCGATGCCTCAGCCGTATTAGGCCGTCGTCGTCATGCCGCACCGACACAAACTCCTGCAACCGGAGCGACACGGACACGGGGTGCGGCCGTCGCGTCAGCACCCACAGCACAACATTCTGCTGCCGTGCCCCCTCCCGCACAGCAACGTGTCAGTCGGCGTGCTTCTGTCGTCAAAGCGCCCGAAGCTGAAGAAACTTTTTCGAATATTCCAGAGAACTTACGGGCGGCACAACAACAAGCGGCAGAAGCGCCGGATGATGAACAACCCAAGAAGAGAGGTAAAGACGGCGTATTAACCCCTGAAATGGCGGCGGCTTTGGACGCAGCGTTGTTAAAAAATAATGAATAGTGGTATCAATGACTCAATAATGGCATTAAGGAGAGGAAAATGTCAGAGGCTACATTATCTTTAGAACTGACCGAATTGGCCGTCAAGCTGGGTATCAATAATAAAACGTTGGGTTACCTCTTACCCAATATGTCGGCGTCTCAGATAGGACGCCTTGTTAATGCGTCTGCCTATCAAGCGAAATATACGGATGAAGTGCGTTTAGCCATTATGGTGTTAG